GGTGGATCAATATTGGGCCGTTGGTGGAGATATAAGTGGATCACTTTTCATCCGTCGTTGACAATTATAGTTTCACTGGCGACGGTAGCCGTTCCAGCCGGTCAGAGCCTTTTGATGCCGGATTCATCCATCACCACACCTTCGTCGACGACAATTACCACCACTCCAGTGGAGCGTCCTGTCACTCTGGATGGGATGGCGGTGGATGCGATACCTCAAGTTCATCCAGTTACTCAGGATCATGCTGTGACTAAGGCGGTTGTATGAACTGGTTTTCAAATCACTTTGGAAAAATTTGGCTGGCAATTCTTGCCCTCATGGCCGCCGGTTGGGTATCGAACATTATAAAACTTGTTTGCTCTGGCGATCTCCAGTTTCAGGCTGGCATGACCTTGGCTCGTGTAGTTGGGATTTTTATTTTTCCAGTCGGTTCGGTACTTGGTTATTTCTGACGGTTGTTAGTGCATATGCATTGACCGTCTTTGCGTAAGCAATTTATTTAACTAGAAAACAACTTGTTTTGACAAATAACAAAAGGAAAACACATGTTAGGTTTCTTCAAAAAGAAAACTCGTAAAGCAGTTATCGAAGTCAAAAAAATGGAGAACCGTGATGCGGTTGAGGCCACCGTGTGGGGCGCGTACATGATCTCCTATGCCGACGGCACATGTGACGCAAAAGAAATTGCCATTCTTGAGAAGACAATTGCAGCTCTGCCTGCGTTTTCTCCGTTTGCTGGTGAAATTGCCCAAATGAGCGCCAATATCCGTGCTCGTTACGAAGCGTCCCCTCGTTCTGCTAATGCACAGGCTATTCGTGAGCTGTCTGATATTGCTGGTACTCCAGAGGCGGTCGATGTTCTGTGTCTGTGCCTTGATATTGCCGATCAGGATGGCATTGGTGAACAAGAAGAGCAGGCACTGAAAAAGATCGCCCAGGCGCTTCAGTTGTCACTGGATGCTTATCTCTAATGCTTGAGAGATTCCGGCTTGTGATCGTCATTGCTCTTCTGGTGATGGCGGTGTTGGTGGATTTTACGGGAAAGATGATGTCTGTCATTTCTGATGGCGTCCTCATTGGTTTGGCGATCTACTTCGCTTATCCGTTAGTTCGTAAAGCAAAGTGTTAATGACAAGGGCCATTTGGCCCTTGTGTTTCGTTGACCGAAATAGAGAGTTTGCACCTTTACGTTTAGCTTGCTCCCCTTATATGCCACATCACAATAAAACCAATAAGAAAACAACTTGTTTAAGCATTAAGGAAAACACATGTGCGAGAAATGCAAAGCAATAGCTGATGAACAAAACGCCCTATTCGAAGAAATGGATGCTAATGAACTTGTCAAAATGTTATCCATTCTTCGAGGAATAGAAGACGTTTCCATATTTGAGAGACTGTTTACAATACTTAATTTTAATTCCACCTTTGAAGAGCCAACTCAGATTGTAGCTTTGGCACACCATTTCGGTGTTCATTACCTTGCTGAAAAAGAGAGAGCTGATAAGTTGCAAGCGACTTTGGATATGGTGAGCGAGACTCAAGGAACTGATGACGGTAACAAAAGTGAGACGATTATTGCCAGCAAAGATCGTGAAATTGCCGGGCTTAAATCCTCTCTAACGATGTTGATGTCTGCAATCAACCTTATGTCTTCTAAAGCAGGTTATAAAATGCCATCACTAAACAGCGACGATCCGATGGCCGTTCGCCAGCTTTTAGGTGCAATGGCCGACCAGCTCGACGACACAAAGAGTCGCCTTGAAGACATGATGCGGGAGCTCACGCATCGCCATGACTTGAATAAGCAGCCGCACAAAACGCAATACGCACTCTAATACTGCACCAGTCGACAGGGGGCGAAAGCCCCCATTTTTACGCCTTAAATCTGCTGTAACGCCTATGAATGCAGCTTTTATGCCTTTTCAAGTTTGCGATAATTACACCAATCAGAAAACAAATTATTTAATGGTGTAATTATGAATACAGCCCTTTCTATCATCGACGATGCCAGCTCAAACACGGCTATCGACTATCGTCAGGAAATGAATGTCATCCACGAAATCGTGGCCGAGTGCGAGAAAGAGATCGCCTTCATGTATCAGGTACACGACTTCGTTTATGGCGACGAACGCCACAACATGATTAATCGCCTGCTGAGACTAAACCATCGACCAGATGAAGATCGCTCGCGTTTAAATCGAGGTTGGTTGGATAAAGTCGATCTGGAATGGGTGAAACAGAATATTTGGGCCGAGTACTGGAGGAAGGTCACGGACATGACTAACGTTTTGCTGATCATGCCAGCTTCCCGTCGAGATGAGTGGCGCGAGCAGTTTATAGAGGGCAAACAGGAAGTCATCAAAACTGACAGAACCGGCTACCAGATGAAGGTTAAAGAGTTCGTTGGTGTACCGGAGTTCAAAGCAGAAACGGTCATACCCACGATGCTTAATTTGCTGAATGACAGGCACAAATATCTCTCTGAGCGCGTGTATGGCTTGTTTAAGGCGCTGAGTCCTGCGCACAAGACAAATAAGACAAACGGTTTCAGCGAGCGGCTGATAATCGCTGACTGCATTTCTGATTTCTGGCGGGACAGCGTTAGCGTGAACTATCGCAAAGAGGACTACATCGACGATCTGCGTGTCTTGCTTCATTTCTTCGCGCACAAAGAATTTATTACCATCAACCGCACTGCTGAGGTGCTATCAGCTGCGTATAGGGCAAACGACTGCCAGACCGGTGACTGGATGAACGTCGATGGAAATCTGATGCGCGTGAAGATGTTCAAGAACGGCAACGTTCACTTTGAAATACATCCTGACGTGGCCTGGAAGTTGAATGAGGTGCTGGCTTACAGTATGCCTGCTGCAATCCCCGCGCCATGCCGAACTGCGCCAAAAACACGGGCACCAAAGCAGTTCGGGTTAATCCAGAAGACGATCTCCGTGCCGGTTCGCACTGCGCTTCGTGACGGGCGATTGAGCAAAGACAAAGGCGTATGGTACTTCTCTGATTCAGCTCTCCAGAAGTCGCAGGTGGAAGAGCTTGAGCGCACACTGAGCTTCATTGGCGGCGTGCAGGAGAAAAAGCACTGGCAGTTCCCGTATGACATCGGCCATACGCTAAATACGATTGTGGCTACCGGTTTAATACCGGATACTAAATCACACCAGTTCTACCCTACCCCACGCTTGATTGCTGAGTACGTTGCCAGAGCCACTGAATTGAAGTCTGGTGAGAAGCTGCTGGAGCCTCAAGCCGGACGTGGGGATCTTCTGGCCTATATTAACGCCGATCTGGAAGATGTTACCTGCATAGAAATCGCACCTCTCTTCGCTGATATCCTGCGTGGAAAAGGGTATACGAACACGATTTGCTGCGACTTCATAAAGTGGTCTGAGGACAACGCAGGTTATCAGTTCGACAAAATCGTTATGAACCCGCCGTACTCGCTTGGTCGTCATAGAGAGCACACGATGGCTGCGCTGGGGCATCTGAAAGTCGGCGGGCGTCTTGTAGCAGTATTGCCGGGCACTGCGCCAATACTGGACTGGATGACGATGGATAATTACGTTTATGCCAGAGGGAAGTCGTTTACCAACGAGTTTGAAGACACAGGGATCACAGTCAGCGTATACGTTTTCAAACGCGTTAAATGATAGGTAAATACTTACTTAATTTGTGTAAGAGTTTAGTGGCTAAACGATAAGAGAAAAACACATGAACAACCTCCAGTTAGAGCATTTTAACGTCACAGGCCATTCTGATTTTCCTTTCAAGTTTACATTGAAAGGTTATGCAGAGGATGCGGTAGGCCAGATCATTATTGATAAAGGCATCGTTAAGTTTGAGGGGAATTTTGATGAATCCGCGAAAACATTCATAGACTTCGTTGCCAAACGTTGGAGCGAGCAATGGAAAGACCTGGAAAAGCGCGCTAGTGAGTTTGATCGGTTCATGGATGCAATGGATACAGCAAAAGAGGCTCTTGCTGCCGGGACTCCGTTAGATCTTGAGTCACTTTTCAACGGCGAAGTGGCCTCTGCGATGTTCGCCACCATGTTCGCGGGTGAGTTCGTCCGCAGCGGTGCCAAAAACTACCTTGAGCTGGATTACAACGTCTCTGCAATTGGCGATTTCGTCGTTACCATCCAACGCAAAGAAGGTAAGACGCCAGGTGAACGCGTCGCAGAGCTTGAGGCCGTTGTGGATCAGCGTAACGGAGAGTGTGACCGTTTGATCAACGAGCTTCATGCACTTCGGGAAGAAAGAATATGTGCGGGTAGCAATACACGTAATGCAGCGGATATCTACTTCCAGTTAGTTGAGGAATGCCAGATTCCACCAGGTGGCTCTCTTGTCGATTACGTCAGACATTTAATGGCGGAAGTTAACTCCAGCCATAAAGATGGTGAGGTGCGCTGATGTTTGGCATTGACGCACAGCGTATAGCCGCTTTTGCAAAAAGCCCTCTTGATAATCCCTTGTCTCGTAGTGAGCAAATGGAGCTGGCAAGGCTTTTTCTTCACATTCAAAAACAGGCAGACATTTTCAATAACATGCCTAATCAACCTATTCTGGATGGTCACATCCAGATGGTCATTAACAGTCATGAGAAAGGCTGGGCTGCAATCGTCCCCTGCACAATTACATACAAGTTGGCGAAAGAGGTTCAAGAGTTTCGAAAAGCCAGTGTCGAATCGGAGTCTACCAAAGCCGCAATAAACACTCTTATTCGCATGGGGTTCACATGGAACGGTGGAGCCTACTGGCAAGCACCTCACCCCATTTTATCCGGCAATTAGACGCTACAAATCCTTCGGCATGAATAAATAAAGGCCATAAGTTGTGGCCTTAAATAAATTGTTTTCTACCTTTTCTTATTTGTGAAAATAACCACAACTAGAAAACAACGGAGTTAAGAATGTCTAGTATTTCCGAAGCTCATATGTTCGCCGCTGGCGCTCATGGTGGCGTTGGTCAGAAAAGAAAATATACCGGCGAAGACTACATCAACCACCCGGTTGCTGTCCGAGAGATTGTTGCATTGCATGACGGAACCGTGGAGATGCAAATCGCGGCGCTTCTGCATGATGTGGTCGAAGACACCCATGTAACCATAGAGATGGTTCGTGATCACTTCGGTGAGCGCGTAGCTGAAATGGTTCAGGCTCTGACCAACATTGCAAGGCCAGAAGACGGCAATCGAATACAGCGTTTCATCATCAATGTCCGGGAGCTGGAGCAAAATCTCGACATGCAGACGCGCATGATCAAGCTGGCTGACCTGCTCGACAATACCTCTTCTATCGTGAGTCGCGATCCCGAGTTTTCAGCTGTCTACCTCGCAGAGAAAGAACTGATGCTGGACGTACTCTTTCACGGCAAAGAGATTGGTGCCAACGCTGATGTTGTCGAGTACATGGAGAGGATAGGAATAGAACACCCGTTGCTATTAAGCGCAATGGCGAAAGTCACTGAAGGTATTGCGCTTCTGAAACCGGTACACATCAAACGTTATGAAAAACACAAATCGCTGATCTGGAGCGCGTGGGAGGCTGCATGAAGGTCGAAAAAATAGATGTTCTTTCCTTTGTGCTGACGGATCTGGAACGCCTCGATCCGGTTCGAGTAATGATTGAAAACTACGAACCTGGTAAGGGAAGAATCACCATCATCTGCTACGGAAAAGCGTGGACTGCGGCTTGGTTTGCTATGGGCGGTGATGATGTGCAGACGTTCATTAAGCGGGTCAGCAACGAGTATCTAATCGGCTATTTCGACTCTCAACTGCGAAGCACGGTCGACGATGACAACGATGCAAATCTGCTTTTCGTGAAGTCAGAAATCATAAAGTTACGAAGAGAGAGAGAAATCGACGCCGTACTGGCTCGTGAAATGTGGGACGAGGCGGAAAACGCCGATGACGTAAAAGAAAGCTGCTGTTGTTTCGGCGTCGGTAACAAACTGCTGAATCTCTTTGGTGATGATCCGTGGTATGCCGACTGGCCAACGGTACCAAACCCGAAATACCAGTATCTGGAACGCATTGTGAACGCGGTACGTGAAGGGCTGAAAGAGTTAGATAAGTTAGAGGCATCGTAATGAGAGAGAAAATCAAGAACCCGGTCGTCGTATTGTATAAACGGGAAACCAGCGATTCTTATGCGGTATCCATCACTGATGGAAGCCAGAACATGCACGATGGTCTGCTAATGGCCTCCGTATCTCCTGATGATTCTGACTACCCTTTCGCCACTTTCGCTATGGTTGGTTACTACATGGCTGCCGAAATTGAGAAGTTGCGAGCGCAGAGAGACGCATTAGCGGCGGAGAATGCAGCCCTGAAAGAATCTGAGCGAGCATTCGATGCGATGTGTGCCGAGGAACACGGAGATAATTGGGTTAGCGAATTAACGGAGACTCCAGCCACCGATGCTTTTCTGGCTGAAGTACGTGCGCAGGGCGTGGATATGGCTCGTAACGCGATGATTGATTTTGTTGATGGTGAAGTTGGGCCAAACAAGAACGTTCCGGGGCTGATTAGAGGCGCAGAGATATGCGTAAGTATTGCTGAACAGCTTCGTAAAGGAGTCATCCAGTGAGCAAGATTGACTATCAGGCACTGCGTGAGGCGGCAGAGCGTGCAATTCCGGCAATGGAACGCCTGTTAATGTTGCCAGTTGATGATGATCTGATAAGCGAACAGGAACTTAAAGATAGCGGTGTTGATATTGATGCCCTCAACGCCTTCAAATTTCTGGCCGGACCAGAAACCGTGCTGGCACTACTGGATGAGATCAACGCATTAGAGGAAACGCGTATCAACGATGTTTGCCGTATTGCGGAACTAACAAAACAACTGGAGTTGGCAAAATCAAAACTCAACGAGCAGCGTGAGTATTACGAGGGCGTTATCTCGGATGGAAGTAAGCGCATAGCCGCTCTTCTTCGCAAGGACAATCTTGCCAGCGCCACGAACATTGAAGGTGAAAGAAAATGACCACATCGCACTCTGCTATTACCCAAGAAAAAGCCTTCAACATACTCGAACGACTAGAGACGCTCGCTACGGAGGAGGAGATATCCCCGGAGAAACTGGTTGAGTTCAGCCGTGTGATATTGCGTCGCAAGAACGATATGGAGCGGCTGACATCTGGCGCTCCATCCTTATCAGTCAGGCGAACACTTTGTTGCAGCTTCTGCAACAAATCCCAGTACGCCGTCAAAAAGTTAATTGCTGGGGACGCCGTTTTCATCTGCGACGAGTGTGGATGTGTGCAACAGAATTATCCGGGGAGAGAAAGAGGGATCAGCATGAAATTATCCAAATTTTCTGAGTTGGTGAATCGTATTTTGTCCAACAACCACAGCCATCGTCGCGATATGGATGTAACGATCGTTGTTCATTCGCCTGGTCGCATCGGTTCAACACCATCAGTTGAGGTTCAGTCAATTAAGGCGGGTTTTGATTGGGATGCCGGGCAAGTGATGATTTTTCCATCACAGCCACTGACCACGCTAACACCAGAGCAGGTTGCTGATATCACTGATAGTGTGCGCAAAGGTCAGTCTTGGCACGCGTATCAGGAATACAAGAAGCATAAAGAGCAGTTGGAAAAATTGTCGATGGAGTTGGAAGCCGCTAAACAGCGGGAAAAAGATCTGTTTATGGAAAATGTTCGACTTAAGTCAGGTATAGCCGGTCTGATACACCTCGGTATTCGATATGCGGATGTTGAGGTCATGAAAATTGCTGGAGATGCCCAGCTTTCTACTCCATGCACTGACAGCATCATAAACAGCATTGCAGCAGGCATTTTCACCAAAGAGGGGGCAGCACGATGAGAACACTAGAGGTTCGCGCTGAAGACGTAATCCCTGGTGATGTGCTCATAACATCTAAAGGTCAACAATGTGCGGTTAAATCTTTTTGGATGGAAAATGACAAAGTGACTCTGTTCGGTACGGATGGTTCCGAAACTGATTATGACTACGACGAATTGCTTGTTGTTGAGAGAGCTGCCTAATGACCACCGTTAACAATAAGAAATGCTACCCAAGCGAGAAATATCTTAATGAGCTGATCACCAACATTGAGTTTGCTGCAAGGGCACCAGTTGAAGTCGTGAGAGCGATTGCAGCAGAGCTACAGAAGCACCGTAAGGCCTATGCCAATACAGCCGCATCTAAGGATGGTTGGATAAGCTGTAGTGAGCGAATGCCTGTAATTGGCGAGCTAAATTGGAGAACTAGTTTTCCTTTACTGGTTACGTGTGAGATCGGCGTTATACCTGCTTATTACGGCTTTGTGAGCGTTAATGGTAATAGGCATTATGGCTTTATGGAGAGTCTTAAATACGGAGACGATAACGGCAACCATCCTCAAACTAATGAATATGGTCTGATTAGCAATGTCACACACTGGATGCCACTACCAGAACGCCGCAGGAGTCGAACAGTGAATAATGCAGAGTTATTTCAGAAAATATCGGCTCTCGCGACTGAATGCCACGCTATAGCATCTGAGCTTGATGTTGGCGATGAACGAACCGAGATGTTCGAAATATACAGTGTGCTGCGCAATCTCTGTCGGCGTGGCTACGCCACTCAAGTAGGGCGAATGACTAACCCACTACTCTCATCCTGTGATGAGGATGACTCGGATGAGGATGACGAATGATGCATAAATCAGTAGCCGGTGAGTTTCAGAAGGAAGTCGATAATACTACCGTTCTATTGGACGATATTTTAAGCATTCTCGCGCTTCTTGAGGCTGGCGATTGGTCAGAACATTGCACTAAAACGGAGTTAGGCGGTCGGCTTGAAAGAGAGATTACACGACTTATTGGTGATGCGCAGGAAGCTACAGTCACTAGTTATGAGTTAATCGCTGAAGCCTGGCGTTTGATGGATGGACAAGATCCTAAAACCAGCGATTGGCATAGCAAGGCTTCGAAGTATTTAAATTCCGATAGGGTAGAAAAAGTTGATGATGTGAAACCGAAGCCAGTAGATCACGGTTTCCGCGATAACTGCGAATGCTCTAGTTGCCAGACCACGGCCCGTATTTGTTCCGAATTGACAGATAAGTCCAGCCTAATCTACGAAGTTAATGTAGGCGGTAATACATGGGTCGAATGCACAAGAGCTGCATACGTAAGAGCAAAAGACAAGGGTGAATTAACCAGAGTTGTTGCCCATCACCCAAATAATGAGCTTAAAGATCACCAGATTAGAGAACTGGTGAATGAGTTGCGGGATATTGCGGTTCAGTACCACGGAACGCAGCAATTGCGGGAGAAAATTGCCAGAGCAGTGAACAACTCAATTAGATCAGAAAGTATGTAGTCAATACAATAAAATGGCCCCATTTGGATGGGGCCGGTAACAACTAGCATTATGGGCGCTGGTTGACGTACTCAATGATCGCTTCGATGATTGCGAACATAGGCGGCACGATTTTGAAAAGTAAGTTAAGCACTATAGGCCTCACTTAGTTTTATCGCACCTAGCTGCAAATACCTTTGAGCTTGCCTTTGCAGTTGCAATATCTGTAGTCGCCAGATACTTACGGCACGATTTCGAGTTAAGGTAAGGTTTTAGAGTCACCAAAAACCTGGACTTAAATCTTCTTTGAGAACAACGATGTTTGGTAAATGGTCATTATTACCTAGCATGACGGCTCAACGTTTCTTGATGAATCCAGTACATTCGGTTAATCTTAGCTCAGTCGCCAGATACTTATGGCTCAGGAACAGAGGCGCAAACTCTGTTTCCTTTTAAAAAGCCCAGCCTAGTCAACTGGGCTTTTTTAATGTCCGTTTTTAACCAAATGTACCCACAATACCGCAACATCAGTGTCTTGCGAATTAAGATAGGATTTATAGAGACTATGTGCAAGTGCATAACTTTGTGGATAACTCGTAAAGGAAAAAGTGGTTTCCGCGGACATTAGTTCAGACAAGGAGTCTGGGAAAGTCAATGGGAAGTAAAAATTTGTTAAAAATAACGTTTGTTGGAATTGTATATATTTATGCCTTTCAATAGTTAGCATCTTATTAACATCTTTTTTAAGAGATAGAGTTCAAAAATATATAGCTTCAACATGTACTGTATGCATATACAGTATTAAGAGGCGAGTATTATGGGCTTCCCTTCTCCTGCGGCGGATTATGCTGAGAGCCGTATTTCTCTTGATCAGCAGATAATTAGACATCCTTCAGCGACCTACTTCATGAGGGCGGCTGATAGTCATCATCGTGAGGGAATATTGCAGGGTGCATTGCTGGTGGTCGATTCCTCACTGACTCCTGTTGATGGATCTCTTCTTGTATGTGCTCTGGATGGGGAATATCGCGTAAAAAGATACCGGAAGTATCCACGTCAGCATCTGGAGGATTTAAGAACTGGTAAGAAGGAAGCATTGCCAAAGGATGATGATGGATGCACGGGCAGCAATGCCGTGTTTGGTGTGATCACTCACATTATCAACGACGCAAGAAGTGGCGAGTTTGATGATTGTCCTGTGATGTAGGAGAACTGTTTAGGTGGTGCATTGCACCACCTTTTTATCACACTGCGCGGAATGCGATTTCGCCAGGTATTACTTCACCTTGCCAATACATTTGGGCAGCAACGCGATCTGCGAGGTCACGATAAATAGCCGTAAATTCGCTATCTGGACGACTAATAACGGTTGGTGTTCCGTTATCCAGATCTTCACGAAGAGAGATATGAAGTGGCATTTGGCCTAACAACTGCGTGTTGTATTTCTCGGCCAGTTTCTGTGCGCCACCGGTGCCAAAAATTGGCTCGTGATGACCGCAGTTACTGCAAATATGCACACTCATGTTTTCGACGATACCTAGTACCGGCACTTCGACTTTTTCGAACATCACAATGCCTTTCTTCGCATCGATCAGCGCGATGTCTTGCGGCGTAGTTACCACAACCGCACCAGTTACAGGAATGTTCTGCGCCAGCGTCAACTGAATATCACCAGTGCCCGGCGGCATATCGAGAACGAGATAGTCCAGATCAGGCCATAGAGTTTCCTGCAACATCTGCATCAGCGCCTTGCTGGCCATCGGTCCACGCCACACCATTGCATTGTCGTCGGTGACCAGATAACCAATAGAGTTGGTTGCCAGGCCATGAGACATGATAGGTGCCATGTGAGTACCGTCAGGTGAGGTTGGACGTTGGTTTTCCGCGCCCAGCATGGTTGGAATTGATGGACCATAGATATCGGCATCCAAAATACCAACTTTCGCACCTTCAGCAGCCAAAGCCAGTGCCAAGTTTACTGCTGTGGACGATTTGCCTACACCGCCCTTGCCTGAGCTTACGGCGATAATATTCTTAACACCATTAATGCCTGGTTGGTTTTTGACGCGCTTAAGCGTGGCAATGTTGTACGACAGCTTCCAGTCAATAGCCTTTGCGCCAGTGATACGGAGCAGATCACCACTACATTGCTCTTTCAGGTCTTCAAAAGGCTTATTCCACACGAAAGGCATGATTAGTTCGACATGCAGTGTGTCATCCATCAACGCAACATGGTGTAACGCTTTAAGCGTAGTCAGGTTGTGTTTCAGGGTTGGGTGCTGAAAATTAGCCAGCGTACCGGCTACCATTGCTCTCAGGGCATCCGGCGATTTGGACTCGCTCATCCCGTCTCCTTTATTTTAATTTGCGCAATTGTCGCCTTGTAGTGTACTCCAGCTGCGACATTTAATCATTTATGAGAAATGCTGTTATCACATGGCAGACATAAGGCCATTTTGTTACTATCAAGCCCCTTTTCACTACAAAGAAGTAATGCCTACTATGACCCAAGTCGCGAAGAAAATTCTGGTGACGTGCGCGCTGCCGTACGCTAACGGCTCAATCCACCTCGGCCATATGCTGGAGCACATCCAGGCTGATGTCTGGGTTCGTTACCAGCGAATGCGCGGCCACGAGGTTAATTTCATCTGTGCCGACGATGCCCACGGTACGCCGATCATGCTGAAAGCACAGCAACTTGGTATCACACCGGAGCAGATGATTGGCGAAATGAGTCAGGAACACCAGACTGATTTCGCAGGCTTTAACATCAGCTATGACAACTATCACTCGACGCACAGCGAAGAGAACCGTCAGTTGTCTGAGCTTATCTATACTCGCCTGAAAGAGAACGGTTTTATTAAAAATCGCACTATCTCTCAGTTGTACGACCCGGAAAAAGGCATGTTCCTGCCGGATCGTTTTGTGAAAGGCACCTGCCCGAAATGTAAAGCGCCAGATCAATACGGCGATAACTGTGAAGTTTGCGGCGCGACCTACAGCCCGACTGAACTGATCGAGCCGAAATCGGTGGTTTCTGGTGCTACCCCGGTAATGCGTGATTCTGAACACTTCTTCTTTGATCTGCCCTCTTTCAGCGAAATGTTGCAGGCATGGACCCGCAGCGGTGCGTTGCAGGAGCAGGTGGCAAACAAAATGCAGGAGTGGTTTGAATCTGGTCTGCAACAGTGGGATATCTCCCGCGACGCACCTTACTTCGGTTTTGAAATTCCGAACGCGCCGGGTAAATATTTCTACGTCTGGCTGGACGCACCGATTGGCTACATGGGTTCCTTCAAGAATCTGTGCGACAAGCGCGGCGACACTACCAGCTTCGATGAATACTGGAAGAAAGACTCCACCGCCGAGCTGTACCACTTCATCGGTAAAGATATCGTTTACTTCCACAGCCTGTTCTGGCCTGCCATGCTGGAAGGCAGCAACTTCCGCAAGCCGACCAACCTGTTTGTTCACGGCTATGTGACGGTGAACGGCGCGAAGATGTCCAAGTCTCGCGGCACCTTTATTAAAGCCAGCACCTGGTTGAATCATTTTGACGCTGACAGCCTGCGTTACTACTACACTGCGAAACTCTCTTCGCGCATTGATGATATCGATCTCAACCTGGAGGATTTCGTTCAGCGTGTGAATGCCGATATCGTGAACAAAGTGGTTAACCTGGCGTCCCGTAACGCTGGCTTTATCAATAAGCGTTTTGACGGTGTGCTGGCAAGCGAGCTGGCTGACCCGCAGTTGTACAAAACCTTCACTGATGCCGCTGAAGTGATTGGTGAAGCGTGGGAAAGCCGCGAATTTGGTAAAGCTATCCGTGAAATCATGGCACTGGCTGACCTGGCTAACCGCTATGTCGACGAGCAGGCTCCTTGGGTAGTCGCAAAACAGGAAGGTCGCGATGCTGACCTGCAGGCGATTTGCTCAATGGGCATCAACCTGTTCCGCGTGCTGATGACTTACCTGAAACCGGTACTGCCGAAACTGACAGAACGTGCGGAAGCATTCCTGAATACGGAACTGACCTGGGATGGCATCCAGCAACCGCTGCTGGGCCATAAAGTGAATCCGTTCAAAGCACTGTATAACCGTATCGACATGAAACAGGTGGAAGCATTGGTGGAAGCGTCTAAAGAAGAAGTGAAAGCTACTGCCGCGCCAGTTACTGGCCCGCTGGCAGACGACCCGATTCAGGAAACCATCACCTTTGACGACTTTGCCAAAGTTGACCTGCGCGTGGCACTGATCGAAAACGCAGAGTTTGTTGAAGGTTCTGACAAACTGCTGCGCCTGACGCTGGATCTCGGCGGTGAAAAACGCAATGTCTTCTCAGGCATCCGTTCTGCTTATCCAGACCCACAGGCACTGATTGGTCGTCACACCATTATGGTGGCTAACCTGGCTCCGCGTAAGATGCGCTTCGGCATCTCCGAAGGTATGGTGATGGCTGCTGGCCCCGGCGGGAAAGATATCTTCCTGTTAAGCCCGGATGCTGGTGCTAAACCTGGCCACCAGGTTAAGTAATTAAGCAACCTCTGTTCGCAATGCCCGGCAACACGCTGGGCATTTTTCATATAGACACAATCCCTCCTGATTTACACAAGCCCTAAAACAATTTGTTTTCTACCTTTTGTTGATTGAGATAATAAGCCACATAAGAAAACAAATTGTTTCGGAGTGGTTGAAATGTTGAACATTACCCAAGCCTACCAGGTGGCATTGATCAGTTCATCTCATACATCAGAGGAAGATGCTCGCCGATTCATGATCGCAAGCAATGAGCTGGATTGGGTTTCACAAATTGATGGCGGTTGTATTGTCCACGCCGGGTTACAGGATGATGTCTGGAAAGACGACTTGCGTCGATATGGTATATCCGAAGGCGCGATTGCTAACATTCAGAAAGTACTTGATGTAGGCTTTGACTCTGTACATTTTGATTGTGGTGCGCCGATCGTTGAAGGGCTTGAGTGCTGGTGTTGGTAGAGTGTATAAGCGGATCAATGAGTTACGGAAACAGTTAATAATGAGGAGCTTGTAATAAGCTGTATACCCTAGAAAAGCTAGACTAGGGAATAAAATGACGTGAAACTGGGCGAGACAGTAAATAATTCCGAATGATAATTGAACAAATAACCCCTTGCTCGGAGCTTGGAATGACTGATACCGCTTTTTCAAAATCGTTACAAAAAGAAGTCGATCCTGAGCAGTACTTGGCGCTAAAGAATTTAGATGACAGCTCGGTTCATGCTATTGCCCGTGACGATATCATCTGCCCCATTTGCAAAGTTGGAGGTGGTTCGTTCGTTAGAGCCACTAGGAATGGTGGCTATCACAAGAAGGCGCATTTCAGATTTACCGGTGAAGATGGTCAAGGCCATCATCCATCATGTGATTTCTATGGAGATAGACTAACATCTGAGGTGAAGCAGCACCTTGTCTCATTCACAAAAGATCGAACAAAGTATTCGCAGGTAATACGAAAGCTGGTCTGTGCCGGCATACAGGAAGGGATATTTACTCAAGAAAAAATGTGGCAGATGAGGGAATGGTTCTTCAATAAGCGAAAGGATTCCACATTTGAAATATGGTTAGAAAGCGAGCATTTAGACTGGCTTTATTATATTAGTGGGTTACGTGATGCATATCTAGCATGGACAACTCCTGATATTCTACCTTTCGCGCCCATTCAGGTTACTGTGCCTGGTTTTTCTTGGAAGCGTGCGATTGACAAAGAGGTGCTAAGAGTTCACATCAAGACTCTCCAGCAATTGCGTGAAATTTCAGTCTCACATAGAGACATTGCTGTAATCTTAGAACACATAAACAATAATCGTGACCGCACAATTCTCGATCCATCGCATTTGGAGGACGAGATAAGTAAGACCTGTAAGCTTACTAGTTTTGTGATGGGCAATTACATTGAGTTTCAGACAAAAACGGTTAGCGACAGAGCATACGGGGAAGCTAAGTTTCTGGCATTTGCAGCACTTTTGTTGTTCGTGTCAGATTGGGACCTCAACATTGCTATTGGTAAGTTTTCTAAGATTGCCAGAGTGAAGGAGGTTGATGACATGCTGGCTGGTAATTTCATTGGTCTTAATCCTTACTTCCGATACGACCTGGCTAATGCAGTGAAGAGATTGCAGGATAACTGGCCGATTGAATACCAAGAGTTGGAGCATTGGAATGTTGAGAAATCCATGCGTGACGCATATGAAAAGTGGCGTGCGACAGAGCCTGAATTCGCTCCACCCCTATTGCCAGACTTGTATATTGCCAAACATGAGAAAGAAGTCGCACAAGACGAGCAAGTCAGGCAGTGGATTAAGAACGGGGATGTTTGAGTGTAATTAGCTTAATCAATCAGTTGATAATGGCGGTCACAATTTGATTCTTTTCTATAAGAATCCGTTGATCGCCACTACTCTTCTTCCATACCTGCAATCACACCTTTAAATATCAATAGGTTAACGTTGTTTATACCAATAATAAAACAACTAAATAACAGATCAACGAAACGTCAACGCTTTCACCCGATTTGGTCTAAAAAATTGACGTATTCACACATCACTTCTTATACCCGTAATTCTACGCAGCAGACAGCGCCACAGCGTCCAATTTTCACCACAGACGACCCAACACACTACCAACAAAAACACACGCTCAAAATCACTCCCATTGCGTTACATAACTATATAAACAACTTATTTTCAGCTATAACAAAACAACTAAATAACACACATGCCATTCCCCAAAACAACCAACCTCTTTATGGCAGGCTACCGAAAAGACCCACCTCTTCTCCCCAGGCTACCGGACAGCCAACCTAACTTTCACAGGCAATCCGAAAACATTCATACGCGCGATACCCACGACACGCCATTCCCCAAACAGCGAAGAAACACCAGAATCACTGAAAACCCAACGAAGCCTGTAACCGCAAGGATTCTCTCAATCCCAAAAGACACGAAACATAACAATCACGGGAAACGCCATTACCCAATACACGAATAACTACAAAAGCCCTTCACACACTCCAGACAAACAACTCAAACACAATAACGAAAGGATTCGCCCACCTGCCATTACTCCATACATGGAGAAGAACAATCACCAAAACGACGAGAACACCCCATAGAAGAACCACCGCAAAACGAACGAAACCACATACACCGACAGAGAAAACAACACACCCAATTCACCAACAGAAATAGTCGCCGTATAGAACATTCTGGAAGGAGTGAGCATTAACGCCTATAGAGAGGTTGAGACAGATAAAACACAACATGCATAGCGAAGAAGCCAGGTATGTATAAGTGGGGAGGGAAGGAGGGGTGTCGCCTCCTTTTTCGTATTTATTCAACTCCTGATTTTATCCCCCGTAACACCCCTACGGTCAGCCTTCGGTCCATACAGGGAAAAGGCTGCATCCCGCTACAGAAACGGCTGGGTTGCCTTCGGGGAACGGCTGGAGGTTTTCAGGGAAACGGTCGAGTTGCCTGTGTGGATTTCGGGAGAAGGCTCGATGCCGGTTCAGGAACGGTGGCGTACCGGTATAGCGAGAGGGAGAGTTGCGGCTACCCACCTGTAATGTGCGGGAAGAAGAGAGGCGCTCACGTAGGCGGACTTGCTTACCGCTGGATTCCCTCTGAATGCCCAGCTACAGCGTAATTGTGCCAGACAGCCAACGGGTCACAATCGATTTCAGTAGGTTTTCGGGGAGAGGATTATTCTGCCCACCAGCCACTAAATCAGAATAATGTAAAAAGTGTACTCGGTACTGAACCTGAAAACTCACTACCAAAACCACATTCACCGGAATAAAATCCTTTTTCGCCTGTGCGTTATTGCGATAATAACACCATCAAGAAAACATGTTGTTTAAGGATTGCTTTATGTTTGCAAATATCGACATCAACCAAATCAAGAAATTAACTCAAAAAGAGTTTGATCAGTTTTATGAGTTAGAAGGTTGGTCTTCCACTCTGATCAATTCGCGGTGGGTGCTTGAGCTGATGACTCGTGATGACGCACCTGCTTTGATGATTTGCGACATGGGTGAAGATGCTGACTTTATGGATATGAGCGAATTTTGTGTGGACACATACAACCGCAGCCAGAAGTACTACTTCACATGCGATAGCGAAAATGACGTGATTTCTAAGGTCTATCTTCACCTCGTCCAGCATTGGGACGTTCAGGAGTTTCTTGAGATATTCGCGTAATCCCAACCAAAGCCAGCATTGCTGGCTTAATTTCTCTATAGCCGCTGGGAGGAACCTGCATATCGATCATGCACCTGATCATTATGCTTTGTAGCCGTTTTCTTACTGGTATTATTTACGCCATTGAGAAAACAAGTTGTTTACGGAGTTGTGATGAAAAAATCATTGGTTCTTGGTCTGGACAAAGACCAGAAGAGAAAAGAGAAGCCTGCACTGGTTGCTCAATTAACTTTGCTAGACATCGTTGCCAATGGAACTTCTATTCGTCTGTTCCGTGAAACAGCGGTGTCTTTCGATAAAAACACCTTTACTCGTTATGTAATGAATGTTCGTCGCCAGCGTGGAAAAGGATGGGTGGCATTTCAAAGAATGTGGCCGGAACATCAGCTCGAACTGGCCTTGATGGAAGTTAACCGCGTGGCCCAGCAAGAAATTCAGAGAGCATCAGTGATGGCAATAGCCTGATAATGTGCAAGTGGTAATTAGTCGACAGTACGACAGCCCCGCCATCCTTACGGGGCTTTTTTGTATTGTAAGTACATACTTACGATCATAGAATATAAAAATAACCAATACACTACGGAGAGTGAAATGACCGTTAAACGCGAAAAACTGACAGTTGATGTTTACTATGCCTCTGAAACCGCCGAAGGTAAGAATGTGGCAAAAATCACCGTTGTTACGTACAACACCGAAACTGGTGCCGAAGTCCAGGCCAGTACGATCGTGCGTAAAGGTGATGCCTCCGGCGGCGAGTACGCGACTCAATACCAGTCCATTCTCGATGCAACTGACCCGCTGCTGCTGAAAATCGAGAACTACTTCCGCCAGGTTGATGAAGAGGTGTTTGAAACCATGATGAATATGGTTAACACCGTATTCGCCTCCAGCCTGAACACCAGCACCACCTGGATTGGCCAGTACGGTCTGCGCATTACCTCTGGCATTCCTGCCGGCACCTTAATCCCTGAAAGCGTATTCGCTTAATCCTCTTTGAATGGCGCGTAAACCGCGCCATTTTCTTATGCCCGATAACAATTTGTTTTCTGCCTTTATCTCGCTGCGATAATTACAACAACAAGAAAACAACATGTTTACGCAGTGAGGATATGCTCATGACTGATTTCACCATTACCACCAAAGCACAAAATGTATTCCTCGAATCATGGCTGGACTTGCCGGAAACAGAACAGCAAGAAATGGATCATGTGGATTATGATGAGCAGGTAAGCACGCGATTCTTCCACTTTGAGGGATGCGTTTACGACATTGCCGACTTCATGCGAGATGACCGCTTCCCTGAATGGCACGCAAGCTATCCACTAAACGCCTTTGCCATGCTGATGATCCGTGTGGATGATTCAGGGGATACCATCGACATCGGTCTGCTCCACTGAAGAATAAGGTCACCAATGCTGGTGGCCTTAAATGACCATCCTGCTTCCCTCAGGCTAAAAACACCAACCTCTTACCTCCAGGCAACCGACAAACCCACCTGTTCCCGTCCGGCTACCGCAACTTTCCACTTTGACGCCTTATTCGTACAACGATAATTAACACAAACAAGAAAACAATTTGTTATTTACGATAAGGAATTAATCATGAATTTTATCGCTACTGTAAACGCACCCGCACATGGCAATATCGCTGTAACGTTCTCTGACATTGAAAAACGAGTACTTGGTGCATGGCGCGACAATGAGACGGTAGAACTGTCAGCACAAGAAAAATGCATTATTGCACGCGACATCATTGGCAATCGTCGTTACTCGCGGGTATTTGAGAAAGCGTATGTGGTAAATTCTGGATTCGGAACGTTCGTCTTTCCGGTGCGCTCCGGGCGATTCTGCCAGTCCAAGCTGATTGAGTTCGCTACGCAGATTTCTTTCTGGATTAAAACTCAATCGTCGTTCAAATTTTCCGACGATGAAGCAGTATCGCAGGGGATGCGGATCGCCAACAATGCGATTAAATGCAAAAACATTACGTATACCGCTGGCGTTGACACATGGAAACTGTTTTGCGCTAACTTTATGCTGAATGTATACGCAAGCAACCGCATCCACATCCTTGATGGCGTGTAACTGAGAAGAGGGCCAGAAACGGCCCTTTATCTATAGCCACCAGCTGCCGCAGGGAAATTTTCAGAAACGGCGAGGAAAGCATTCATGAGCCGACGGGAAACGGCCAGGATTTTTTCGGGAAACGGCTGCATTCGCCTTTATGTAGAAAAAACATCGGGAAGCTGGTGGAATCCAACCAGCGGTTGTCGGACAGGTGAGCGGGGAAAATTATGATGACTTTCGTCGCCTGAGACATCCAGATTTCTTTCGTAGCATAATCACATACGTGATTAAGTGGTGTGATTATGTGAAAAATCACGCGCACATAATACGCGAGCGGATACGGAACAAAACAAAATGCCGATCCGCGCCGACAAATAAACGCGGATCATAAAGCAAGACTAAAAGCCAATGATTAACCATACTCTATAGCGCAATATAACGCGTTTTAAGCGCGTTAATGTGTTAAGTAATGGGTATGTACTGGTAAGGATATAAAAGCGCGTCTATGGCGTTATTTTGGCGCTTATTTTTATGTTGTTGGAGTGAGTTAAAGACAATAAAAAACGCGCTAATGATGGCGCGTTATGGTGGGAGTATTGGAAACGAAAAAAGCGCCCATAGTGGGCGCTCGATTTTATTTGTGTAAACTGATTTTAAATCCCATTTCTACAAACGCTTTTAACATTAAAAATATATCAGCGTCGTTCACGTCTGCTTTTTTTCGCTCCTGGTCGCTCAATAAGTCAATTTTGCGCGTCGTTTCATCTATAAGCTCGACTGCGCGCCCAGCGTAACCAGCGATCCCAGCGATGCGATTAACATAATATTCATTATGGACGTTAACGCCAGCGATAAGAACAAACATGATTAAGCTCCTTAAAAAATTAAATAGAATTTTGAAGTTTTCCGATTAATGCGCTTAAACGTAAGTATTCACGTTTGCGCTTGCAATCTCGCTTGCTGTTAAGCAAATCAGAAAACGTAAAATTTAATTGGTCGCGTTGCGCGATCAAATCATCGATTAATTCCAGTTTATAAGCGCGATACTTTGCGCGATATTCCGCGCGGATCTTGTCATAGCTGACCATCTTTAAAGCTCCTTTAAAGCGCCCACTATGGGCGCTTGATTCCATTTATTACGCTTTGAAAGCATCAGCTAAATAATTGTAGAAATCATTTTTAATGAAGCGATATTGCTGAGTACCAGCTTTCGCGCTCCCAGCTCCTTTGACTTTTTCAACAAGTCCAAGACGTTCGCAAAGATTGATCAACTGGTTGGCTTGAGTATAGCCAGCGTCCAATTTAATTTCACACGCTTTTTTAGCTTCATTCATTAAATCGAAAACAGCGCCATTGGTGAACGTGTCGATCTCGTCGTTAATCATATCGATTAAAGCGAATACACGAGATCCTGACATATCAGCGATGGAATAAACGCATTTACCAGATTTAATTGATTTAACCAGATAAACCAGTTTTTCCAGAGAATAACTATTAGTCATTGCATCACGGAAAAATACTTCTGGCGCTTGTTTGCTTGCTTTAATCGCATAGTAGAAAACAGAGCATAATTTTTCGTCTTCTACTGCGTTTACGACGTTGTTGATGAAGTAAGCAAGTTTAGTGGTCGCAGCTTGCATATTTGCTTTGTCTGCTTTAGTGTGCGTACCATTTTTATAATGTTCGTTATATGTTTGAGTTGCCAGATCTGCTTTTTCGCGCAGTTCATCGGATACAATGGAAGCAGCTTCAATGATGGATTTTTTAGAAATGATAATGTTAGCCATGATAATTTTTCCTTATGTAAATTTAAAATTTATTGTCGTTAGCGTCTTCGCTTTCGACGAGTTCAATTATCGATACGCGAAAAAAGATTGCAAGTGTTTTTTTTAAAATTTTTTGCAGGGATGAAAGTCCTAGAAATAAAAGCGAGATCGTCGAAGGTGTTCCCTAAATAAATAATCGATTGCGGCTTTAGACCTTATATATATTTAGGTTATTTGATTTGTAGATATAAAGAAGTGATGTGAAAAATAATAACCGGACTTAGCCGGTTATTAACCTTATAGATTTATTGAACAGACTCTACAGCCTTACGATTGGTGTCAAATAGCGCATCAACGAACTGTGCCGATGACTCGCTAGATTCGCAATCCAACATTGCCCTTTCTTCATTTGCCACTTTCTTACACAGTTCCACATTCTCACCTATCGCTTTTCCTGCTTTTACGGCTGCCGAAAATTGATACATGCAAACTGATACATTCTGAGACGTTGAGCACACGTCATTCATCAGCGACTGAATGACAGGCTTATAGTCCATTGCATTTGCCGCAACTGAGCAAAGTAAAAATAATGGTGGTAACAATATCGATTTCATAACTCAAAAAGGCAAAATTCGTTCAACCCAATCGAACAAAACAACTATTTTTCTACCGTTCTCGACACGTAGTGTAACCTGACAAGCATCTGCGCCTGCTGACACCCCCTCAATTTCACGGCCATCCGCCATGTACACCCTTATAGATTTGTTTGCTTTGTAGGCTTGGTTGCAAATTGCAAAAAAATCGCGGCGTGATGGCCGATTATCGACATAATCAGGGTGAACTGTTAGTCGACCTTTGAAATCGTGAGCGATACTGTCAACCACACCTGATTCAATTGTACTAATGCGTTCAAGTGGGAGCCTTATACGATTTTCTTTGTCAAAAGGGGCTGGGCAAAGGTCAACTTTGTTACGAGATGGCATGAGGCCATAAACGTACATGCAAAACGCCTGGCCATCTTCGAGAGTGACCCTTACAGGAATTTGTTCTCTGCGCCAGAACATCAGTAGTTTTTCAACGTTAGTGTAATCTCGCGGCCAGAGTTCAGCTTGGATACCGTAGGTAATATCTTTGGTTGTCATGTCATCACAGAGTTGTTGGCAGAATGTCGATGTCACCAGAATTGCTGGTGAACACCCTGAACGCTTTTGTGTCTCCATTCTTCAGAGTCGTTTCTCGCTCTTGACGAGCGGGGTTTAGAGCACATAAACCTGCACCTTCAAGAGATGCACCCACAATTAATTCTCCGGCATTTAAATGGAAAGTCGCTTTTTCGCCTGTAGCCAGTTTTGCGACAGTTTCGCCGTTGATGAAAATGGAAGCATCACATCCAGCTCCTACAAAACCTGTGTCTCTCATTACCACCAACGTAGCTGGCGCTGCGCTTTGATACTTGAACACTTTGGCCTGCGGTGCTGGTTTGGCGTCATGGATTGATATTGGGCGTGATTGGCACGCGGTAAGCATCAACACTGGTAACGTTAGTAGAGGGAGAAGCGAGTATTTCATGATAGTTTTAGAACAGAAAGTGAACAGTATGGGAGACTTCATCTTTGTCTCCCTAATTGATAGCGTGATTATTTTAATCTGCTTAATAGCGTTTCGAGATCTTCCTTTGTCATATTAGAGTTCTCATAGATACGCATGATTTTCTCACGAGTCTTAGCGGAAGCCCCGACAGAAGATATAACCTTGTCAAAGTCGGCCATTGTCAATTGTTCCAGAATGGTATTTATGACTTCAGCCTTAGACATTTTGATATTTTTTTCTTTTAGTTTCACTTGAAACTTTCCAAGTTTGTCATTGGCCTTATCAGACAATGCTACCTGACAATAAGTTGTTTTCTTTTCGCTCATAACTAATCTCGTTTCAGAACTCCAAAATCGAATGCTCCATCAATAGGCAATACACCTTCTGCAAAGCCAGGTGTGGTGTCGATGATGTGTTTTCGCTCATAAGAGTGAGACAACAGGTATTTGTTGCTAATGTCAATGAAATCAGTGATAAAACACACGTTTGCCTGATTTTTTTTGGCTCGTAAGCCACGACCGACACGCTGCCTCATTTCAACTTCTGCTTTCCCACCACCAGCAAGAATGACCGCACCAACGCTTGGCACATCAACACCGACATCCAGAATAGTCGAGCCTATTAAAACATCTATTTCTCCAGACGCTAAACTGTTCAGCTTTGCTTGCCTTGTCGCCTGGTTAGATTCCCCATAGATGAAGTCAACTCTAAGGCCGGACTCTTTCATCATTTCCATCAGGATTTGCCCGTGGCGTTTAAGACGAACCAGAGTCATACAATTGAGAGAATGTTGCTTATAGAGCAATGCTTCGCGAACAATGGCCTCGTTACGTCCCAAATTATACACGATCCCCAACTGATAAGCCTTTTGGTAGGCGGTGCTCATACCAACTCTAAAATTGAGGTGTTTGTTGGCAAGTTCGGCCTTGATTCTGGCCTCGTCTGGCTTGTAGGCAACTTTATGATAAAGGAAGTACGGCTTTGCCAGAATGCCTCGATCAATCAGGTACTTTTCTGTGACTTTAATTTCAATTCGCCCGGCCACCGCCATCAGGCGCATGTTGGCTTCCGTCGAATCCTTCATGAACGGCGTGGCTGTAAGCGCCAGACGATAGTCTGCGTTCACACATAATCTGGCGATGTCATAGAAATTTGAGCCTGAAGACTCATGCGCCTCTTCCAGAATAAGAAGAGAGACACTTGAAAGGAAGCGTTTCACCAACTCCCGACGTTTGAGGTGGTAGCTTTTCTTATCTGGTGTTGCATCGCGTGGTGGTTCTTCGAGGAAACTTGCAAGAGTTTGAACTGTAGCGACGTTGATATGTCGTGATACCTGGAACTCACCCGAGCCAATGACTCCAACCTTTTGGTCTTTTAACCACGGTTCGCCATTTTCGGCGCGGTAGTCGATGGATCTCTGGAAGTTTTCGGCCATTTGAAACATCAGAACAGAGCGGGTTGTTAAAAATAATGTCATTCGACCGATACGTGCAGCTGCTTTGCAGGCAACGTTAGATTTCCCGCCACCAGTAGCGATCTGCGCAATCATCATTCCCTCTCGAACCAGTGTTTCCACAGTCTGATCCTGATACGCATAATCAGGATTGTATGGGAATGGGTTAACCGCCGGATTTGGTTTACCAAGCGCCGGGGCTTTGTCTTTGCGGATATGAACACATTTGATGCCCGCCTTGTTCAAGTTCGCCGCTACAGGCTTGGCAAAGCCAGCAGGGAACGAGTTTTTACTCCAGTTGAACATCGTGCTTGTGCCCTTCCAGTCGCCAGTCTCGACTTCGTAGCTCAACATTTGCTGCACCAGTTGCTTTACCTTGTCATCTGCGCCAGAAATAAGCGCATTTACTGCGTTAGATACAATCCGAACAGTCATAAACCTCTTTCCTTAGTGCCTTTTGTATGTTATTTGGCTATTATAATAAGTAAGTGATTACATAGTGGATTGTAGCAATAAAATGGATGTAAAAATCACGATTTTGCAGGTTGATGTTGCCAACCTTCGCCCGAATACCTGGAACACCAATTCGGTTGGTGCGCAGAATTTTGAAAAACTGAAAGGTTCTATCGAAAAATTGGGCTTTTTTAAGCCAATTTTGGCTCGTGAACTTGAAGATGGATTTTTTGAAATCCTCGGCGGCGAACATCGCTGGCGTGCTGCTATTGAGCAAGGAATTTCAACGGTTCCGGTGCTTTCTGTGGGCAAAATTAGCGATGTCGTAGCTAAACAGATGTCACTGGTGGACAACGAGCGATACGGTGAAGACGACCAAATCGCATTGCAACGCTTCATTGAAGAAATTCAGTCAGAACTTGACTATCAACTGTCTGAAATCGCCCCGTATGACGACGAAATCTCGATGGTTTTAGCAAAAGAGGCGGCAATCGACCTTGAAGCACTGGAGGCGTTGTCTCGTGGTAGTGATGAGCCTGTCGATACCGACAAACGAGAGAAAACCGAACGTGTGGGTGCGGAACATCAGACCATGCGCTTCAAAGTAACTTTCGATGCGTCAGATCGTGTTGCAGAAACCATAAAAAACATCATCAAAGAGCAGGCTATTAACACCGGTAATGAAATGGAGAACGCTGGTGAGGCTCTGGTGTGGCTGGTCGACTACTACAAGGAGCGTATGTAATGACCAAAAAGTTTGAAATCGTATATCGCGACCCGGCAGATCTTATTCCCTATGAGATGAATGCCAAAAAGCATGATGAACAGCAGATCCGAGATCTAGCCGCAGCCATTAAAAAGCGCGGATTTGACCAGCCAATTACGGTCGATAAGAACGACGTAATTATTACTGGCCACGGCCGCCGTGAGGCTGCAATTTTTGCTGGACTTGAGCGCGTACCGGTTATTGTTCGCGATGATCTCAGTGATGACGAGGTTCGTGCGAAGCGCCTTGAAGATAACCGACTTGCCAGCATTGATTACGATGCAATTAAGCTACAGAAAGAGCTTGAGTCGCTTGTTCTGGACGATATCGAGGTTTTCGGCTTTGAAGAGCGTGAGTTGAATGTTCTCGTTGGCAGTATGACAGAAGAAATGGACACCGACTCGCTAGTTATCGATCTTGGCGAAGAAACTAAACGACAGAAGGATGAACACACCGAGATCAGTCGTGAAGTTGCAGCGGAAGAAGTACGTGTTGTCGACGTATTGGGCTTTAAAACGCTCCCTGCTGGCTCTGCCATTGTTGTTGGTGATTTGCTTGCCCACATGGAAGAAATGACGGGAGAAAGCGGGGTAGACGCATTTGTGGCATATGCGGAGAAGATCTCTTCCGGGGAGATGGCTGCATGAGCAAATACATCATCAACGTATCGTTTCAGACACGCGTAAATAAAACCACGCGCACGTTGGAAATCGCTGAGTCGTTCGGGCTTGGCCTGGACGAAAAAGAGTGGACGCTTTACGACAATCTGGAGCTGGAAGTGAAGCAGGGCGATGTGGTGTACATCACCGGCCAATCCGGTTCCGGCAAATCCGTTGTGCTGCGCGAGTTGCAACGACAGATGAAGGATGAAGGGCTGTCTGTAGCCTCCATCGATGATTTTACCTTCGATAATGAGGTTAACGTCATCGATCAGTTGGGCAAAACGACCAGTGATGCGCTTGGGTTGTTATCTATGGCTGGTCTGAACGATGCATATCTGTTTGTTCGCAAGCCTTCTGAAATGTCAGACGGCCAGAAATATCGTCTCAAGATTGCCAAACTGATTGAGTCAGGCGCTAAAGTGTGGGCTGCTGACGAGTTCGGCGCTGTTCTCGACCGTGTAACCGCTCAGGTTGTGGCGTCTAACCTCCAGCGTGCCGCTCGAAAGGTTGGTGCGACGGTAATGGTGGCGACGACTCACGAAGACCTGAAGAACGCGCTGCGCCCGGATATGCAGATCACCAAGCACTACAAAGAACGCGTGAAGGTGGAATATCACAATGGTAGTCACGATGAGGTCCATTCATGACGGACATCATCATTAAACGCTACCGCCCTGAAGAGTTTCCGCGTCATCTGGACTTTCTGGAGCGAATGACTGTTACAAAGGGAACTGTAGAGGACTGGCACGCTCTTAAGTCGCTTCACTACAAAACAGACGGCAAACCTTTCGCGCCAACTTACTATCGCTGCGAACTTGATGACCGTCTGGTGGGCGTCGTGGTTATGGCTTACCCGAAACTACTGTTGGCACCTCGCCACCGCATGTTTCCTAAGTTGAAACCAACCACTAATACCACCGTGGCTAACCAGTACTGGGGTCGGTACGTGAATAACAACTTTGCGGTGATCAGTCGCTCAGTTGTGGATACTCAGTATCGTGGCGTAGGCGTCTCTTATCGAATGATTAACCTGGTTAGCAGGATGCATGACCGGCCAATCATTGAGATCCAGTCCTCGATGAGCAAATACAATCCCTTCGCCATGAAAGCAGGGTTTAAGTTCATCCGCCCTGAGCGACCGAAGAGCTATGAAAGTGCACTGCGTGTATTCCAGCGCCATTTCCGTTCCGACCCGGGTGATAACGAGGCGATCGTCAAAGAGTTGTTCGCAATGAGCGAGTCTCGTCGTCGCCGTGCACTGCGTGATCTGGTGGCGGACTACCACAAGAACAGTTCCCTGGCAAAAGCTGGGCGGAATCGTGGCACGACGATTCAGGACATTGCCGACAGTCTGGTGGACGAGGCCAGCATTGTGAAGTTGCTCAAGGACATTCACAACCTGAGCTTTACGTCTCCGTTGTATGGGGTGTATCGAAACCCTGACTTTGGTCGTCGACTGCCTGACACGCTGCCACTGCTGGCATTCGACAAACAACCTTTGGATAAACCGTTAGAAATTGCTTTACCGGCATAAGGATTTGCCATGACGTTAACCGATAAACAAAAGGACATCATCAAAACGCTCAATCTCGGTTATGAGCGAGGTCATCTACTTGATCTGGACGAATTGCTTGAAGTTTTGCCGTACAAGACAACCAAGCAAAGTATCCAGTTCTCAATTCGCGCTCTGATAAAAAAGGGGCTTGTGGAGAAAGGGCATACGCGCCAACGCAGTGACAATCGCTATCACCGCCGAACTCTTGGGTTAACCACTTTAGGTCGAGCCAAAGCGAAGTTACTGGTGATGTAATCGGTCTGGGAGCTTATTTAAAGACCTGCTTCTGTATATAAATAATAAGTAACTTATTAAATATATACGGAAGCAGGCTTAATAAGACATGCCCAGACCTAATTAAACAACCCAGAAAACAAGTTGGTTAGAAAATGCAGTAAACAAGTTGTTTTAGAGCGCATGGACGCGCTCTGTGTGTTTTAGAGGGATCTATGACGGTCGAAAAAGACGAGGTAAAAACTCGCCTGACACCAGCGGAGTGGGCCGAAGCTGAAGCCAAATGGACGTCAGGCGAATATACACTCTCAAAGCTGGAGGAAGAGTACGGCATTCGTCGTGAAACACTCTCCAGACATTTCAAAAAGCGAGGATTAGAGAAAGGCGCGGACTCTGTTGGGAAGATGGTTCGTGAGTCTCTTAAATCTGACGCAGAGCTTCGCGCTAAAGCCCGTGCGGAAAAGATAGAAGAACGTCGTACACGTTATGACGGCTGGGCGTATGCGTTGGGGCAGATGGTGATGGTCGAAGTCACTACGGCCAAACGTGAGGGTAAGCCTTTAGGGGCGATTGAGGATTCTCTCAAGAGCTTACAGAGAGCCAGTAATACCCTTGCAAAATGCTTTGAAGTTTCGTCCAAAGCATTGGGCATGGATCATGCGGAAAATGACGAGGAAGAAATTCCGAACCTGGTATTTGGTGAGCTTACGCCTTCCCAGGTGGCGAAATTACGTCAGGAAGACGACGAGCCTGAAATCATCGATGACGAATTGCTTGAGACGTTGGAAGAAGAAGCTCTAAGCGAATTTGATGCGACAGATGATGGAAGTGAAGGGGAGGACGAATAATGGCAATCCCGTCCTCGCTCAGTCTTGTGCAACTGCATTCTGGACAGATGAAAGTCTTCCAGTCTCCGCATCGATTTAAAGTTGTTTGTGCTGGTCGACGCTGGGGAAAATCCCGGTTGTCGATCTCCACTATTATTCGTGCGGCGGCAAAGGAAAAAAAGCAAAGGGTCTGGTATGTCGCTCCTACTTACCAGATGGCTCGCCAGATTTTGTGGGACGATCTACAGGAAGTTCTGCCTCGTAAGTGGGTTAGGAAAAAGAACGACACCACGATGACAATCGTGTTGAAGAACGGTTCGGAGATCGCCCTCAAAGGTGCTGATAAGCCTGACACTCTGCGCGGCGTAGCGTTGCATTTTGTAGTGCTTGATGAATTTCAGGATATGAAGGCTGACACCTGGTACAAGGTGTTACGACCTACTCTTTCATCGACACGCGGCGGTGCACTTATCATTGGTACGCCAAAAGGTTTCTCGGAATTTCACAAACTGTGGACTATAGGCCAGAACGTAGAGCTGCAAAGAAAGGGACAGTGGAAGAGCTGGCAGTTTGTAACTGCCGATTCTCCGTTTGTGCCTACGGCGGAAATTGAAGCTGCTAAGAACGATATGGACCCGAAATCGTTCGCTCAGGAGTACCTGGCGAGCTTTGAGAACATGTCCGGGCGCGTTTACTACCCGTTCGATCGTAACGTGCATGTAAAACCGCTTCAGTTCAACCCTCGGTTGCCTATATGGGTAGGGCAGGACTTCAACATTGACCCGATGTCTTCAGTAATTTTGCAACCTCAGCCAAATGGTGAGCTATGGGCAATTGATGAATTGGTGCTCTTTTCCTCTAACACGGCAGAGGTTTGTGATGAGCTTGAGAGACGCTTCTGGCGCTGGAAATCACAGATAACGGTATTTCCAGATCCGGCAGGTGCTTATCGCCAACATGCTCGCGGGGAGTCTGACGTCGACATATTCAAAGAGAAGGGATTCTTACGTGTCGATTATTCGAAAAAGCACCCGCCAATTGCGGATCGTGTTAATGCTGTTAACCGAATGCTGATGACCGCATCTGGAGATATCCGGTTGTATATCGATCCGAAGTGCAAGCATTTGATTGATTCACTGGAAAAAGTCATCTACAAGCCTGGAACACGAGATATGGATAAGACAGGTGGCATTGAGCATAGTGCAGACGCATTGGGCTATCCAGTACATCGTAGGTATCCAGTCAAAAACCGTGTTATTCTTGGTGGTTCTAGATAGGTAAGTAATTATCTAAGGTTATTCAAATGGAATTGAACGACAAACAAATTAAGGATCTGGTGGCGCGACGCCACCCGGAATACGAAAAGAAAAAAGAACATTGGGACTTCCTCGCCAGCACTTACGCTGGCGGGCGTGGTTGGTTTACAGACAATATCTTTCGTTACTTTAAAGAGGGAGATCAGGAGTTTAAGGAGCGAGTTGAGCGTGCTTATCGCTTCAACCACACTCGTGAGGTGGTAAACCTCATCAACAAATATCTCTTTAAAGAAGACATTCATAGAAATATCGAAGAGGCACCAGAGCAGATCCGCAATTTCTGGAAACGTGCGACTCGCCAGAATGCCTCTATTGACTCATTTATGGCCGCTATTGATTTGCAGTCGTCTATTTACGGTCGCATATGGGTTGTTGTCGATAGCACGATGAGTGGTGATGTTGAGTCAGTAGCTGACGAGAAAAAGAAAGATGCTCGCGCCTACGCCTACTGGATTTCACCTCAGCAAATGCTGGATGTGGCATGGGACGACGACGGGAATATGTTGTGGGCGTTAATTGTGGAAGTCGCTCGTGATGACGCAGATCCTTTTACTTCTACAGGTCAGGAATACCAACGTTATCGTCTGTGGACACAAAACGAGTGGTATCTGTTCCGTGAGGAAGTGAAGAAGGGCGCTGGTGGAGCAGGTCGCCGTCAGGCAAAAGTTATTTTAGAGGATAGCGGTGAGCATAATCTCGGCGTAGTTCCTGTGTTTCCTGTTGATTGTATTGGAGAAAGTGAATCACCGTATTTCAGCCCATCGTTGATCGATGATATCGCTTATCTTGATCGTGCGGTTGCAAACTATCTGTCAAACCTTGATGCCATTATTCAGGATCAGACATTTAGCCAGTTGGCTATACCGGTACAGTCGCTTTTACCTGGTGATGAAAACCACACTAAAGTGCTTGAAATGGGCACAAAGCGAGTCTTCACCTACGATTCTGAAGGTGGAAACCAGCCGTTTTATTTGTCACCAGACCCGAAACAAGCTCAGATGATCATCACTACGATTAAGACGGTGATTAACGAAATCTACCATTCAGTTGGTGTCGCTGGTGAGCGAACGAAGCAGGACAACGCACAGGGAATTGATAACTCATCTGGTGCCGCAAAAATGTATGACTTCCAGCGTGTAAATAGCTTGCTTGTCACAAAAGCAGAGCGTCTGGAAAGGGCTGAACGCCAAATCATGCTACTGGTTGCGAAATGGATGGGGGTAGATCTGGACGAAGACCACTCTTTAATTGCGTATCCAGAAAGTTTCGATATTCGTGGCCTTACAGATGAATTTTCTGTTGCCGAGAAACTGTCATTACTTCAGGCACCGGACTCTGTACGTCGTCACCAGATGGAAATGCTTATTGAGAAGATTTTCCCGAACATTACTGAGGCGATGAAAAAGGAATTTGATAAAGATCTCTTGAATTTTCCGCCAAAAAATGATCTAAACACCCTTGAAAATAAGTCAGTGCTTACTTATGATCGTGGTGCAGCCCAAGAAAGCGGGCAAGATCAACCCCGAGGGAATGGGGACTCATCTACTCAAGAGAACGAGTGATAAGTAACAAAGGGAATTTTTATGAAACTGTGGCAAATGCTTTTGGCCCGTCGTGGTCTGATGGATGTTGCTGAAGCGCATGAGCGTGGGGGCGCTGGCGGTGTAGCTGCTGATAATGAGCAGAGTACACAAGATCCTGACAAGCAGGGTGAACAAAAAGAGCAGCCGAAGGGTGATGACGAATACGCTGGCATGACTCATGAAGAGTTACTGGCCGAACTTCGCAAAACCAAGAAAGCTGGTGCTGAACTGCTGAAAGAGAACATGAAGCGCAAAGAGAAAGAGCGCACATTGGCCGATCAGCTTGCTCAGTACGGTGAAATCGACCCGGCGCGTGCTCGCCAGCTTTTAGAAGCTGAACAGGCCGCAGAAAACGCACGTCGTGAGGCGGAGCAAGCTGAACTGGAGCGTCGTGGTGAGTTCGATGCTGTTAAAAAACAGATGATCGAAGCACACCAGGCAGAGCTGGCACAGCGTGACGAACGTTATGCAGCACTGGAAAGTGAAAACGCATCACTGAAATCTCAATTAGTCGAGATGACCGTGGGCGCTTCCTTCAGTAACTCTCTCTTCCTACGTGACAAAGTTCTGATGACTCCGGCAAAAGCCCGCGTGATCTACGGTTCTCATTTTGAAGTGGGTGAAGACGGTAGCGTAGTGGGTTATGACAAACCGGCAGGTCATAAAGAACGAGCTGTTCTGGTTGACGGTGAAGGTAAGCCGTTGCCGTTTGAATCCGCGATTGAACGCATTGTGCGGGCAGATCCGGAAGCTGACGCATTGATGCGTAGCGAAGCCAAGCAGGGTGTAGGCTCACATTCCAAATCGACCTACACAATATCCCAACCGAAGAACAAGTCGACTATGGATAAGTTGGCCTCCGGTCTGGGGAAAATTGGACTTAAGTAACATCTAAATCAAAGGGAATTGATAGATGCCATTACTGCGTGAAGAAGCTGAAAAGCTGTCTAACAACGAACTTGAACAGGGCGTGATTGAAACCATCATCGATCGCGATGACCTGTTTGCCATCCTGCCTTTTATGAAAATTACTTCAAAGGCATATCTGTACAACCGTGAAAAAACGCTGAGTGAAGCTACCTTCATCGACGTTAACGACACCATCCCGGAAGGTGCAGCAACCTTCGAAGAATGCGTTGCGAAACTGCGTATTCTGGCTGGTGACGTAGACGTTGATAAATTCCTGGCAACCACTATGGCCGACACCAATAACCAGTTGGCTATTCAGGTTCGTCAGAAAGTTAAAGGTCTGGCTCGTGCGTTCCGTCGCAATCTGATTTTGGGTGACTCCAGCACCAACAACAAAGCGTTTGACGGCATTCCACGCCTGATGCACGCAGATCAGAAGATCGATATCGCCGGTGCATCTATGACTTTCTCTATGTTCGACGAACTGGTCGATGCGGTGAAAGATCTTGGTGCTGACTGCATCATGATGCGTTCAGAGCACCTTCGTGCTTACCGTGCGCTGCTGCGTACAGTAAACGTAGGTCCGTCTGAAATCATGATGGAGAACTTCGGTCGTCCGATGCTGTGTCATAACGGCGTTCCGTTCATCATCAACGACTTCATCCCGACTGATTCTGGCAAAGCAAGCATCTACTGCTTGCATCTGTCAGAAGAGAACGGCGTTACTGGTCTGTATGGCGGCGATAACGCAGGTATCGTTGTTGAAAACATTGGTACTGTACAGAACAAAGACGCAGTACGTACCCGTGTGAAGTGGTACTGCTCTCTGGCGAATAAGCACGATAAGGCTATCGCTGCACTGACCAATGTAAAAATTTAATCAGTGCAGTAGATAAGTAGTTATCTATGTTAAAGGGTGGGCTATACGCCCACCCTTTTTGTAGGAGCGAGAAATGCCAGAACAAAAGATGAAGATTACGGAAGAGGCATTTTCGGATTTTACGGGGCATATGTGCCGTGCCGGATTTACCAATTCTATCTCCGATGAACCTTTAACCGAGCGGCAACAAAGTCAGCTATCTGCTTGTTTGCAGGCGGTTCCCCTCTCCCAATCCGTAAACATAACCCCGGCTTCACCGTCAGTTTTGGTTGGGAAAACTGTTCAACTTAGTGCAGGTATTAGTATGGGTAAGAGTGCCAGTTCATTCACCTGGAAGTCAGCCAATGACCAAATTGCAACCGTTAACGGCACTGGATTAGTAACTGGCGTAGCACCAGGCAAAGTAAAAATTACTGCAACTGATCAGGAAACCCAGCTTTCCGCTTCAGTGGAAGTCACCGTAAATCCGGTAGCCGTTCAATCCGTAACGGTAACGCCAGAATCAACGTCTGTTGAGAAAGGGAAATCAGTCAGTCTGAAAGCGAATGTTCAGCCGTCAAATGCGACGAATAAGGCTGTTACCTGGTCTTCCAAAAATGAAGATAAGGCAACGGTAGACCAGAGCGGGAACGTTACTGGTGTAGAAGTTGGCACTGCGACGATTGAGATCGTTTCCCAAGATGGCAGCAAAAAGGCAACTGCAACGGTGGAAGTAACTGCGCCTGTTGTGGCTGTTACCGGCGTCGAAATCGACCCAAATAGCACAACCGTTGAGGCAAACAAAACTGTTCAGCTGACAGCAAATGTCGAGCCGGCAGGAGCCACAAATAAAACCGTTACTTGGGAATCCAAAAATACCGAGTTTGCAACGGTTGACAGCGAAACCGGTGTTGTAACTGGTGTTGCGGCTGGTACTGCCACAATCGAGGTTACTACCCAAGATGGTAGCCACAAAGCGACAGCAACTGTAGAAGTTACTGCCGCACAGGAATAACCGATATTGGGCGGCTTTCGCCGCCCAAGTGGAGAGAAAGCGTTATGAAACCAGCAAAAATTGTTTTATTAGAACCGCAATTTTCCGGTTATTCGGGAATGCTGTGTGGCGTTCAGTTCGAGAACGGGGTATCCGTAGCGGAGTTGCCTTTTATCGATCAGCAGAGGATTTGTGCTTCAATGCGAGCGTCAACAGTAGAGGGCAAAAATGTTTCTCCGTCTGCCGCATACAGTGATCGTGGTGAATTGACAGCAGACCTGATTACCGAGCCAGCAGCGCCTGACATTGTGCCAATGAAACGTGGGACACCAGATGAACCGGCCAAACAGATCCAGACTTTCACACGAGAAGAGCTGGAGTCAATTGCAGACAACGAAGGTATTGCCGGTCTACGAGTTATTGGTAATCAGGTTGGTGTCAAAGCGAAAGGAATTGTCGAAATGATTGACGGCATCCTGAAAGCACAAGGCGGTGAGTAATGGCGCAGATCGACTCGTATCGTAGCGGTGAAGCTGTTTCTCTTTCATTTGCCTTCAACGTGCTGGATATCGAATCTGCCACCTACACAGTAAAGGACAGCACCGGGGCTATTCTCGTTGATGGCGAGCCGCTAGAAATTACCAGCGGTCAAATGTCGATTCCGGTTGTCGTGTCGGCTGAATATAACCAGCTCTCTGTGAAAGAGCGAGATCTGCGGTACGTCATTGTGAAGGCTGTTGCATCGGGTCTGACGCATGAAGAGCGGCAAATGTATGTTCTGCTGAATAGTTTTGAACTGTCGATACCAGAACAGTCGTTTGCAACTGTCGCTGATGCTCAAATGCAGGCGATCGATATGCTGAATGGGGACACTTTGCTGTCGGATGGTGAAGGCTTAATGCGCAAGCGTCTCATTGAGGCTACCAGACGAATTAAAACTTTACCGTTCTCAATCCGCAAAATTCTACGTATCGACTTTGACCGATACGATCGCCCTCAAAATATGCTGAATGTGTATGACATTCCGTGGGGAGCAGATGGAGCGTACCGGCATGATTTAGTCGATTGGGAAAAGATGACGCAGGAGAAGTTTGAAGAGTTCCCTGACTACTTCAAAGAAGCGTTGATGCTTGCCGTTGTCAACGAAGCGTGTGAGATCGCAAATGGCAATGATGTAGCCGCAGCACGAGAGGATGGCATTTTGTCAGAGTCCATCGGTGAAACAACCAACATGTACCGTACCGGTAAAGCTGCAAACGTGCATGTGGCTCGTAGTACCTGGCGCTTGCTGGTCAGTTACATCAACAACCGTATGATTGTTCGCCGTGCGTAACGCCAGTCGCATTATTTACTTTTGGTCTAAAGGGTTTTTGGCCAGTAATGAGAGCGACCGACAACAACAGGGAGAGAGCATGAATATTTCATGGCAAACAGAAATTGCGATCTACCGCTTTGGCGCAAAGAACGTTTACGGTGAGGCGCAATTACAATTCGTCAGGAAGACGAATGTCGGCGTGGTTAAGTTCGAACAGAGTAATGAGAAATCGTCAGTTCGTGCTGATAGCTCTGGTAGTCGTGGTAAGGCGAGTCTGGAGCTGTTTGATGCTGTGTTAGTTGTCCCTTTGGAAGCGGCTGTACAACTTGATGATGTACTGATCCTTGAAGGTCAAAAATTAAAGGTGTCCAGTGTTCATCGCCGCTGGGGGCTACGAGGAAGACCTGGGCATCTTGAAGTAGGGGCGAATATATGGGTCTGAAATACGATGCGCATCAGTTCAAACGTGCGGGGAATAGACTCAACAACAGCCAGAAAGCATTTAAGCGATATCTTATTCGGGACATGGAAAAGCTGGCGCGTTTGGTTGAGCGTCTCAGCCGTGCAATGGCCCCGCTGGAAACCGGATCTCTGGAGACAGCCATCTTTGCCAGGGTGATTAAAGAAGGTTATTCAGGGCTGCGTATTGAGCTTTCTGTGTCTGGAGCAAAACCACGTCAGGGGCATCCGGGCGTAGAAGTAGGTGACTATGCTAAGTACATGGAGCTGGGTAAATACCGACTCGGTTATCTTTCTCGAATGAAGAACGTGACAAACCCACCAATTGCCGGTGTTAAACCCCGTGTTGGGCCACACTTTCTGGAAAGAGCGGTGGAAATTAGCGAGAAGCAGTTCTCAGAAGCGATTCTTGAGGCTGCCAGAAAAGCCGGATTTACGAGAGGTTAATGTGTTTATTGAAGCGTTTGCAAGTTTGATGCAGAAGGCAAAGATTGGCACGGTCGGGACTGACATTTTCTGTCACTACTTGCCTGCCAATGTGAAATCTGGCGTCCTGCTTATTAACCCAAATACCGGTATCAGCATCGATCATGAGCTACAGGGCTTTTATCTCGAATCATTCACAATCATTGTGCGTGGTTCGTCAATTACTACGACGGTTGAGAAAGCCAATAAAATCATTGAGATGTTTCCAGTAGAGGAAACGGAATCTGGTGGTGTTTATTTTCGACTTGTACGACCGATGGCGATGCCAATCATTTATCCCAAAAATGATGGGGCATTAATAGAAGCAGGCATTCCTGTTGAATTTGCTGGCTATTTATTGAATTAACTCAATTAGTAAGTATATACTTACTATTAGCGCAATGAATGCGTAGAATTAACGGAAAAAGGAGTTTTCCATCAATGTCTAATACCCATGTAAAAAACATCAAACTTGGTGCCTGTAAGGTGTCGTTTGGTGGTGTGGATTTGGGTTACACCAAAGGTGGTGTTCAGGTTGAAGTAGCCACTGAAACGCTGAAAGTCACCGTCGATCAGTTGGGGCAGACCGTAATTTCCGAATTAGTTCAGGGGCGCAACATTACCATCACCGCGCCTCTGGCTGAGTCTGTACTCCAAAACATGGTTGACCTGATGCCTGGTTCTACTCTGAGCGAAGATGACAACTCTGTCACGATCACATCTGCACAGGGCGTTAACCTGATTGATGTGGCGAAGGAGCTGGTTCTGACTCCGCAGGACACCACCGACTATGTGTTGACCATCCCGAAAGCGGCAACCGCGGGCAACTTCACTATGACCTACCAGTCTGATGATGTTCGTGTGTTCTCTGTTCAGTTCAGCGCATACCCTGATGACGAAGGCGTTCTGGGAAGAATGAGCGGCCCTAAACCGGTAAAAACTGTGTCGATCGCACCGGAATCTCCAACCGTAAAAGCTGGAGAAACTGTGCAACTGACAGCCGAAATCACTCCAGCTGATGCCGCAGACAAAACCGGTGTTTGGGAATCCGAAGACCAGGAAAAGGCCACGGTAGATCAAACGGGTCTTGTGCGCGGTGTGGCGCAGGGTACTGCAAACATCTCCTTCACCAGCAATAGCGGTTCTAAGAAGGCTACTAAGTCAGTAACGATTAACTCCGCAGGTTAATCAGTAATTAAGCAGAGGCTCAGGATGAGCCTCTCTTTTAAAAGGATTTTAACCAATGACCAAATTACTCGATCTCGATTCCATTCTGCCTCCGAAGAAAAGCATCAAATTTGGCGGTCAGGAATATCCCATCGTTGAAATGACGGTAGGTTTGTTCGTTTCCATCAAGCAGATGGAAGGCAAAGATCTCATGAACATGTCTCCTGTTGAGCAAGTGACAGCTTATGCAGATCTGGTTCGTAAGGTTATCCCTTCAGTGCCTGATGAAGTTCTTGAAAAACTGACTGTTCCGCAACTCCAGCAGATCTTCACCTTCGCTATGGAAGTGATTGATGAAGAAAACGAAAAAGCGGCTGGCGAAGGGGCAAAGTAATTTCCCGTGATGAATCCGGGACAAGGACCGTCTCAATAGATCTCGGATTCTATTTCAGTCGTGTAGTTGCTCACTACGCCGTGTCGCCATTAGAGCTACTGAACGTTCCTCTCACGATGTTCTGGATGCTCAGTCGCAATATAGACCGTCTGCGTGCGGAAGAGGATGTCCGCAACTTACAAGTCGCTCGTGCGTCCCAGGCGGATGGCGAGGCTGTGAAGGCGTTCATGGAGGGTTTGCAACTCAGGATTGGAAGACCAGTCGTAACAGATAAAGTCTACGATCCAAGCCAGGATAAGGCAGACCCTGACGCCAAAGAGCAACTGATGCAAATATTTGGCAGAGGATGACAAGGGAATGTCACAAAACGTAGAGTTTATCCTGTCGCTGGAAGACAAACAGTTTACAGCGTCAATCGATCGTGCGGGGAAACTGCTTACTCGATTTGGTGAGCAGGTAACAAAGCCTGCTCAAAAAATCCAAACCTTTGAACGCTCTTTGGGTTCGGTCGCCCGTATCATTCGCGTTCTGGAAAGCAAGCTCGATTCTACGGCAGATAAACTACAGGATGTAGCTGCCGGTTTTGAGCTTGCTTCAGATGCTACGCGTAAAATGCGTGGTAACATCACCAGCCTCAATTCTGGTCTTAAAGCCCTGATTGAGCGCGTCGATACGACAACTTCTTCAGTAGATAAACTCACCGCGTCATTACGTAAAGTGCAATCAGAGCTAAATGATTTCTCTGATTGGTCGACCTATGCAAGCAAAAGCGCAAGCCGCTTTGGTACGGAGGTCAAAGAGGCCTCTGCGTCCGTGAGTGGCATGAATACGCGCCTTAATACCACGACGAAGCGACTCAGTAATTGGGGTGTCACAACGAGCCAGGCTGCCGAGGGACTGAAAAAGGTTCGTGAGCAGATGGACGAAGTTATCGGACGTCAGCAACTGATTAGCAAGCCGGTACGCGTTCGTACATCTGGCAGTGGCGATGGTGGCAGCGGGCGGCGTAGCGGCTCTGGCCATAGCGGTAAAAGTAACGAAGGAGGTATGTTCTCTGGCCTTCGTGGCAACATTTTCCTGCTTGGCGAGATCGGAGATGCAGCCAGAACGGTTACTGACATCATGTTTGGATGGCAGAAGCCTATTGTTGAAGCTGCGGCCGAAATGGAACGTATGCGGGTGATGCTTCGTGGGTTGAATAAGGAGAAGTCTAACCCTGGCCAGGCTGCCGCCGATGACATGAAGTACATCGTAGACATGGCTCAAAATGCGCCGTTCGCGATGCAGGCGTTAACAGATTCCTTCGTGAAGTTTCGTTCTGCTGGCTTAGATCCAACCGATGGCTCTCTGAAGGCGCTGGTGGACTCCGTTGCTCGTTTTGGTGGTGATAGTGAGCTGTTGAAACGTGCGGCTGTGGCCGTTCAGCAGATGTCCGGTAAGGGCGTCGTGTCAATGGAAGAGCTACGTCAGCAATTAGGTGAAGCCGTTCCTAACGCGATGCAGGCAATGGCAGACGCCGCAGGCATCACTATGGGGGAACTGACTAAAGCCGTTGCCAGCGGTACGGTTGAGGCAAAACAGGCGTTGTCTCTGATGTTTGTTGGTCTGCGTGCGGAGAATGAGAACGCAGCGAAAGACATGATGCAAACCTACACAGGTGCGCTGGCGCAACTTCAGACGTCATTCACGTTATTTGCTGATCGGGTTGGTCAGGCCGGATATCTGGATTCTCTATCGAAGGGGATGAAAGAACTGGCTTCAATCATGAATAGCGCCGAAGGGATTTCGTTTGCTAATTCTTTAGGTTCGGGGTTAACGACGGCAATCGATGGGTTGCGTCAGCTTGCTCAATGGTTAGCAAAGAACCAAGAGCTGGTAATTAATCTCGGTAAGGTCGTGGCCGCGATGGTTGCGTTCAAACTGATGCGTGCAGGGATTATGGGCGTAGTTGGTGCTGGCGGCCAGATGGTTAGTACCTTCGCCACGATGGCAACCGCCATACAGACTCCATTTAACCTCGGCGCTACAGCAGTAACTCGATTCAATCGTGCGGCACGTATGGGGTTGGCTCCGATCCCCTCTCTCATTTTCGCCATCCGTGGGGCGATTACGGGGCTGAAAGGCGCTTTTGCAGGATTAACGGCGTTCATTGCAGCAAACCCTATAGGGGCAGCATTTACAGTTGCCACTGTAGCTGTTGCTGGCCTAATCACGTACATGACCATGCTCCGCAGCGAAACTTCAAAGGTCGTTGACGAGATTAGGAAAATACCAGAAGCGATGACAGCGGCCAAACGTGCACAAATGGCCGACCGCGCAGAAAAGCTCGAAAAGCAGATTCTTGCTGATCAACGAGCATTAAAAACTGGTGAGGGTGTTAATTACGTATCTAACTCTGCCGGTGTTATTACTCACAAAGAGTCGAAGGCTGACATCGAAGCACGCCTGAAAAAAAATCAGGAAGAGTATCAAAAGATAACCGGCACGATAGCTCTTGGTGACGGCGCTGTAGCAAAGCGTTTGGCTAAAGAGGCTGCCGAATCTCAGATTGAGAAAATTCGAGCGGAAAACCAGATTTTCGCGGCAACATTCGTGAAAGCCCGGCAGGAGGCTCTGGATAAGATCCAGAAAATCAATGATGACGGTTCACTTTCAGATGACGAAAAGAACAAGCTATTGGCACCGTTACGTGAAACGGTAAACAAAAGCTATCTGGAGCCTGCGCAAAAACTGGTTGATTCACTTTCTTCTCGTAAGAATGCTACCGAGAAGCAAATAGCGACTCTTAATGATCAGCTTGAAAAAGCCAAAAAAGATGGCAATACCGAGCAAATCCAGAAACTGCAAGGCAGTATTCGTGGTTATCAGGAGCATTTGGAAGCCGTTGCTCAGGAACTGACACAGGCAGAGTTCGAGAGAGATAACGCGGCCAAAACTGGTAAGGGCGTAATGTCAAACCAGGGGACGGTTCTTGGGTTAGGTACAACTGATAAAGCTGCTCAGAAGGCGCTGGCGCAATATATGCGAAACCAGATGGATTCTGCGACTTATCAGCGTACTTTGCCTGATGGCACTCCGATGAAGGACTTCGAAGGTAAGCCGATTATTGGGCCTAAACAACTCAAGACGCAGCTTAATTTGCAGAAAGCATCCAGTGCCAGCTCTCTGGAGAAAATGAGCGATGAAGAGCGTGCCGCAGCCATTGCCGCACTGACTAAAGCTCGTGAACAGGATGCCGCAGCCGCCGAGAAAGCAGCCCAACGATCAGCTAATGCCTCGCAGCGTGCGGCCAAGAAAGAACAGGCAGCGCAACAGAAACTGGCGGCCGGATATCAGAAGGCTCTGGATAAAGCCGATCAGCTTATGGGGCAAATGGGTGAAAGCTCTAAGGCTACGGTATCGTTTGATCAGTCTCTTCGCGATACAACGAAATCGCTAACTGATTTGGCTAATGCGGTTCCTAACGAGTTCATCACTCAAGAGATGATCGACAAGGCGAAAAAACGTCTTGAAGACCTCAAAAATGCGACACCTGAATATCGCGAGATGTTTAATCGCCGCAATGTTGAGCAGATGATCTCCACTTGGGCACCGGAGGCGGATTCCATTATTAGTGCTGGCTATACGCCGTCTCGTGAAGAGAAAGTTGCTGATTTCGAAGACACCTACAACCGCAATCTCAAAGCGTTGATAGAACTTCGTGATAAGGCGTCTGATCCTAAAGTCGTGGCGCTTTATACAAAGAAAATCAATCAACTTATTGCTGCTGGCAATACCGCGCTTATTAAAGAGACGGGGACTGCGACGCAGAAGTTGGCACTGGAATACGAAAACCTGGCAGAGCAGATTGAAAGCACCTGGACTGATTTGTTTAGTGGCTTAACTGATGTCCTGACTGATTTCGTTATTAACGGGAAGATGAGCTTCTCCAGCCTATCTCAGTCCATTTTGAAAGATATCACCAATATGGTCGTGAAGTCGCAAATCACGCTGCCTCTAATGAACATGTTGGGGATGGGAACCACCGCAGCTGGTAGTTCACAGAGTGGCAATTTGCTGACCGGGGTTGCTTCTGCCGTTGCCAATCAAGGTGTACGAATGGGCAACACTGTTAATGGCGACAAGTCGGTAGGAGAAGCCACGAAGGAGACGTCCAGTTCGGTAACTGGATTGGGGCAAACAACACAGCAGACCACCAGCGCAATTGGCACAGCAACAAATGCGATTGGTAGCTGGGTATCGGGGCTATTTGATAGCACCGAAGCCAAAGATGCTGAGACAAAAGCAGTGAAGGACTCCATCTTCTCGATGCAGAATCTCAGCTCTGTTACCGGCGCTCTGTCAGCCGCGTTTGCAATGCTTGGAGCTAATGCTTCCGGCTCTGGTAATAAGTGGTTGAATTTCGGCGCGACAGTTGCATCTGGTTTGGTTTCAGTATGGGCTGGTGGTGGATTCGATGGATTGATGTCCGGTTCTTCTGGCTCAACTTCCGGCTTCAACAATCTGACCAGTTCTGCTGCCGATGGCACGAATGGTATTCCTGCAATTCCGAAGTTTGCAAATGGTGGCATATTTGGAAAAGACGGCGTGATCCCGCTCCGGGCATACCAGAAAGGCGGTATCGCCAACTCACCTCAATTGGCGTTGTTTGGGGAAGGCGATATGAATGAGGCGTATGTTCCATTGCCTGATGGTCGAACAATCCCTGTAACGCTCAGTACCGATGGTATGAGTGGAGGAGGAAATGTTCTTTCTCCGGTATCAATTGAGATCAACGTCCATAGTGACGGTAGCACAACTGAATCCGGCGATACAGAAAGCATATGGAACAATGCCGCTCAACGGATGAAAGCAATCGCGCTTGAGACTATCGCTCAAGAGAAACGCCCTGGCGGATCACTCAACCCAAACACTCAACGTAACTAACTATCGACTGCCCCGGTCGGGGCAGTCTCACAAGGATGTGAGATGGAAAGACAAACGTTTAATTGGTATCCAGATTACGAATCTGAAAAAAGCGTAAAACCGAATGTAACGGTACTTAATTTTGGTGATGACTACGAGCAGCGACAGGCTCAAGGTCTTAATCGTATTAAAGAAGAATGGTCGTTAACCTTTACCAGATCATACAACGAAATTAATGCAATCGATGACTTCCTGACTGAGCGATCAGGCGTTGAATCGTTCTATTGGGTTAATCCAAGAGGCAAGCAGATTGTAGTTGTATGTGACAGTCATACGGTCAAGCGATATCAGGGGCACTGTGTCTTAACTGCTACATTCAGACAAGTATTTGAGGCTTAAGTATCTGGATAAGTAAGTACTAATTTACTATCATTGTGGCGCTGACAGGATGTTAGCGCCTACTTATTTCAAGGATGAAACAATGGGAATTAAAGCTGATATTCAGAGCTTATCTCCCTCTGCACTCATTGAGTTGTTCGTACTGGATATGTCGAACACAACTTCAGGGGGGAAGCTATTCTTCCACGCCGGAACAAACGAACTGATGCAACCGGTCGTCTGGCAAGGGGTGACATACGAGCCGTGGCCAATCAAAGCATCAGGCTTTGACAAAACGGGCCAGGGAACGTTGCCACGTCCAAAAATTCAGGTATCGAACTTTGCCGGAACCGTCTCTGCGGAAGTTCAGGCGAACGACGATCTTGTTGGCTGCCGCATTATTCGCAAGATGACGCTGGCTCGCTTCCTCGATGCCGTTAATTTTAAAGACGGCAACCCAACAGCAGATCCAAACCAACATTTCCCTGATGAAATGTGGTTTATCGAACAGAAAACTCTCGAAACTCATCAGGTTGTCGAGTTTGAATTGTCCAGTGTGTTCGATTTGATGGGGGTGCAACTGCCGTATCGTCAGATCATTAAAAACACCTGCCCGTGGAAATACCGAGGGCCAGAATGCGGATATACCGGTCCATATTTCGACAAAAATAACCAGCAGACGTCTATGTCTGGTGCGGATTACTGCACAAAACGTTATGACGCCTGTAATGCGCGTCGGAATTATTTTGCCGACGGTGTGATCCATTTTGGCGGATTTATTGGAGCTACGCGGTATGGGTAATAAAGCAATCCCTGAGCTTGGCTCTGACGTTATGCAGCAAATCTATCTCTGCGCCATAAATCGCTACCCTAATGAAGCGTGTGGCTTTCTGGTTAGAACTAATGGCGACAAATATCGCTTTATGGAAGCGCGGAATGTTTCGGAGAACCCGCAGAACACTTTTGTAATGCACGTTGACGACATTATGGCGGCAGAGGATGCGGGTGATGTTATCGCAATCTGGCATTCACATACTGATGAATCAGCAGAAGCATCTGATGCCGATCGTGCAGGCTGCGAAGCGACGGAAGTTCCGTGGATGATTCTGGCTATTCGCAAGAATGTTGAGGGAGATGCCCCTTTCCATTTTAGCGAGATGAATGTGATCACACCTGATGGTTTCGAAATGCCATACCTGGGCAGACCGTATGTATTTGGCGTATTCGATTGCTGGATGTTGTGTCGGGACTATTTGAAGCGTGAGTTTAACGTCGAACTAAACCCGAACGCACACCTGCATATTCCATCGTGGTACACCGGCGATAACGACATTCTCGACCAGAACTACCGAAACGAAGGATTGGTACGGCTTGCGCCCGGAACAGAGCCTCAACGTGGGGACATCTTCTTTATCCAATACGGGAAAATGCCTGACCACTGCGCGGTTTATATCGGCGATGGAATGATTCTTCATCACCAGATCGACCGCCTTAGTTGTCGTGCTTATTACGGCGGAATGTATCAGAAACATACGACGCATCACTTGCGTCACAGAGACTTGCTCAAGGGAGATGAGACGTGTCTGAGTTAGTTCATGTGCAGCTTGGCGGCCCTATGGCCAAACATTTTGGCCGCCACTGGCATTTAAAGGTGCGCAATACAAAACAGGCTCTGGATTTAATTGAGGCCAACAAGCCTGGGTTTAAAGCATGGATGAAGCGCAACATCAAAACCTATGACAGATACCACATCCAGATCACCAATAAACAGGGCCACAAGTGGTCTGTGGACGAGAGTGAATATCAGATGATGGGGCAGTCTGACAACATTGCCAAAATCCGCATTACCCCTGTTCCGCGAGGAAGTGGTGGATCTGCTTTTGGGTGGTTTCAGACGGTTGTTGGAGCAGTATTAATGGTTGCCTCGATATGGGTGCCCGCTCTTGCGCCTCTCGGTTTGTCACTGATGATGGGTGGTATAGCGCAAATCATATCTCCGCAAGCCACTAACGAAAGTGTGAGGCAGGCGGATAACTCGAACTCTTATTACTTCGATGGACCTCAAAACACAACAAACCAGGGGAACCCTGTACAGCTTATCTATGGTGAGGAAATTTTAGTTGGCTCACAGGTCGTGAGTTCTTCTATCACCATCGACCAGCTTATGTAATCAAGGATTTTTTGGACATGGAACAGTTCAAGAAGAAAAAATTACCGCTTCTTATTGCCGGTGCTGGTGGCAAGAAAAGTAAAAGCTCCAGCCGTACCCCGGTTGAAGCTGATGATACTGTAAATTCTCGTGCTATGGCAGCCATCCTCGACCTTCTTGGCGAGGGGGTTATCGGTGGCCTGGTAAATGGCGCAAAGTCGATCTTCATCGACGATTTACCGATCTTGAATGAAGATGGCTCTTCCAACTTCAGCGGTATTACATGGGATTTTCGTGACGGCTCACAAGACCAGACGCCAATGGCTGGTTTTGATTTTGTCGAAACGCCTAAGTCCGTAAATATTCAGCTTAAAAAAACACACGACGTTACGGTTTCAATCGATAACGATGAAGCTGATCGCGTTCGTGTCATCATGAAATTCCCCTCTTTACGTAGCGTTGATAAAAGCTCTGGCGATACAAATGGCACTACGGTGAAGTACAAATTCCAGATCGCCAACGGAGACGCAACATTTTCTGATGTAGTGGCAGAAGGTGAGAAAAGCGTTGATATCACGCTAACGGCAAAGAAAACCGGCGTGTATTACCGTAGCTATGAGCTGAAACTGCCTAAACCTGGCCGTGCATACAAGGTTCGGGTGATTCGTCTTACGGATGATAACAGTAGCCAGTACCTCTACAACGATACCTGGGTTGATTCCATCGGTGAGATTGTAGATACCCCCATGAACTACCCTAACTCTGCACTTGTTGGCTTAAAGGTCAATTCAGAGCAGTTTGGTAGCACAATGCCTTCCCGTTCGTATTTGGTGCGCGGTATCAAAATTCGAGTGCCGTCAAACTACAACGAATACACCAATACTTATGTCGGCGTATGGGACGGTACTTTTAAGCTGTTGTCTTCTTCAAACCCTGCGTGGATTCTCTACGATTTGCTTACCAATACTCGGTATGGTCTTGGGCAATTTGTGTCGGAATCCATGATTGACCTCGGCCAGCTCTACCAGATTGGTCGATATTGTGACGAAGAGGTCGATGATGGCTTTGGGGGTAAAGAGAAACGCTTTGCAATCAATACGCAGATCACCAGTCGACAAGACGCATACCGATTAATTCAGGATATTGCCGGTGCATTCCGCGGCATGGTGTTTTGGGCTGGTGGCATGGTTAACATCATGCAGGATAGCCCATCAGATCCAGTAATGATGTTTACCAACTCCAACGTCAAAGATGGACTGTTTACCTATAAAGGTTCTGCGCGTAAAGATCGCCCATCCGTTGCGCTCGTAACCTACAACAACAAGGAGGACGGTTATAAGCAAAACATCGAGTACGTTGAAGATCAGGACGCAATGCGCCGTTATGGTGAGCGTAAAACAGAAGTCGTAGCATTTGGATGTACAAGCCGAGGCCAGGCTCACCGAGTTGGTTTGTGGCTTTTGTATACCGCCAGAATGGAGTCGGATGTAATTACATTTACTGCCGGCTTAGACGCCTCATTTCTGATGCCCGGTGAAACCGTTCTGATTCAGAACAAATATCGTGCAGGTAAACGTAACTCCGGTCGAATTGTGGAGTTTACCAAAAACAGCATCACTCTCGATGCGCCTGTGTCGTTAGCTAAAAGCGGCAGCTTTATTCGGATATTGAATCAGGAAGGCAAAATCGTTGAGCGCGATGTTCTTGAAACTGGCGAAAACATAACAAAGGTTACGTTTTCAAAAGCTCTGTCGTCAGCGGAAACGCCTGTTTTGAACGGTGTCTGGACAATTACAGAACCAGATCTCGAACCTATGCGCGTTCGCATCGTTAACATCGCTCAGGGGGAAACGTCGGGTAGCTTTGACATCACCGCTGTTGAAAACAATCCGTCTAAATATGAGGCGATCGACAATGGTGCAACGCTTATCCCGCAGAATACGACGGTATTGGACCCGACTTACTCCAAGCCGTCTAATTTGCAAATCACTGAAGGGACTTACCTCTCAAGCCCGGGCAACCTGTCAGTAAAACTGACTGCAACATGGGAAGGGAAATCTCCAGAGTATTGGATCAGTTGGCGACGTTCTGATGAAAACAATGTATCGAACTGGCAATCGGCGCGTGTAACCGAAGAGCAATACGAAATCGTTAATGTCGCGGAGAATGGACGCTACGACTTCCAACTGTATGCGGTTTCATTCAACGGTAAAAAAACAGAAATTATCAGTACCGTTTATCAGGTGCTGGGCACAATGACACCGCCGGATGCACCAACGTCATTAACGGCCGTTGGAGACTATCGTAATGTGATACTGAATTGGGTTAATCCAGATTCGGTAGACCTTGATCACATTAATGTTTACGCATCCCAGACCAACAATCTGGATACGGCGAAACTGATCGCAGAGTCTGCAAGCACCACCTTTACACATGCTGGTCTTGGGGATAGCGAAACGTGGTATTACTGGGTTCGAGCATCGAACAAGCGAGGTATGTTAAGCCCTCCGAACTCAAACTTGGGTACAGAGGCGACAACTCGCGATGTACTGTCGTTCCTGGCTGGCAAAATTACATCTTCCGAGCTTGGTCAGGCTCTGCTTGAGGACATCAACAGCAAAGCCTCTCAAGAAGCAGTTGACGAGTTAAATGAGCATATCAACCAGAGCGTCGAATCTTTGGAGGGGGCGGTAAACGACGTTAAGGAAGATATAGCTGAATTAGATAAGCAGTTCAGCGATAACCTCGCGGGTTTTGAAATAAAATTCAACGAGCGTAGCGATGCTTTGGAGAACGCACAAACCGAGCTTAAAGGTGAGGTTTCGGCAACGATCGACAAGGTCAATGAAGCGTTTGAAAAAATTGATGCTACTGATGCTGCAATTGTTGAAATCGAAAACACCGTATCTGAACACGATAAAGCTCTCGCTAATACAGTCGAGGCAATAAAGGCTGCAAGAGACGAAGCGGCGGCTCTTATTGCTAAGGAAAGCGAGGCTCGTGTTGAAGGTGATGCCGCAAACGCTAAACAACTGGAAGTGTTGCAGTCGACGGTAGAGGAAAGTTCCGCAGCCGTTGAAGAAATGAAAAAGACGGTTGCAGAGGTCGATCGTGCCAGTGCAGAACTGACTACGAACATTGAGGCGTTAGCTAAAACAAATATTGACCTGGCTCTTCGTCAAGATGAAGACCAGCACAAGCAGATGGTCAATAACGCGAAGATCGCAACAACACAGAAAACCTTTGCTGATGATATGTCTGCAATGGCCACGAAGGTTGAGGAAATTCGCGTAGAAATTGGCGAAGACATTAAGGCCAGTATTCTGGAAGAGTCCACCGCTCGTGCCGATGGCGATGAAGCGTTGGCAAAGCGTGTCACTCAGCTGCAATCTAAGTTTGAAGGAGATATCAGCGCGGCGATTAGTACAGAACAGGAGGCTCGTACATCTGCCGATGAAGCTTTGACGAAACAAATAACTCAGCTTGAGTCGAAAGTAAGCAACGATATTGTCGCAGCCATTAAGGAAGAGCAAAAAGCCCGAGCAACGGAAGATTCGGCTCTGGCAAGCCAGATCACCCAACTTCAGGCAAAAGTTGATGATGATATTTCTGCTGCAATACGCAGTGAGCAGGAGGCGCGTGCGAGCGGAGACTCTGCGTTAGCTAAACAAATAAACCAGCTTCAAGCAAAGGTTGACGGTGATATATCCGCCGCCATCACTCAGGAGCAGGAGGCTAGAGCAAGTGCTGACGAGGCGCTCTCACGAGAAATTAACAGCCTGCGGGCGCAGACCGGAACTGACATTGTCGCAGCCGTTGCTGTAGAGACAAAGGCAAGGACTGACGCCGATAGTGCATTGTCCAGCCAGATTACATCTCTTACAGCAAAAGCTAATGATCTCGAGGCGTCTCTTGCCAAAGAAACAACGGCTCGTGCAGATGGCGATACCGCTTTAACAAAAGAGGTTTCAAGTTTAAAAGCACAGACTGCGAAAGATATTAGTGCGGCCGTTGCAGTGGAAACGCAGGCTCGAACTGATGCTGACTCGGCGTTGTCATCTCAGATCACCAAGCTGACCTCTCAATACAAAGAGGATATTAAAGCGGCTGTAGCAACCGAAACGAAAACGCGTACAGAGCAAGATGCGGCATTGGCGACTCAAATCACAAACTTAGAGTCTCAAACAGCAGCCAACATTTCTGCGGCGGTCACAACTGAAACGACAGCGAGAACGCAGGCAGATAATGCTCTAAGTGGGCGAATCGATACTCTGAAAGCAGAGGTGGATGGAAATACCGCGACAATTCAACAGCAGGCAACAGCCATTGCTGATACCAACAAAAAAGTCTCAACCGCGTGGACGTTGAAAATGGAGACTTCAACGAGCGGAGGGCAGAAGTATGTTGCCGGTATTGCGCTTGGTATCGACACCACCGGTCTTTCTCAGTTTTTGGTGCAGGCGGACAGATTTGGTTTGGTCAACTCTGTTAACGGGAAGATCACCACGCCATTTGTTATCGAAAACAGTATCGCCTATATGAATGGTGCGTATATCAAGGATGGCACAATCACCAATGCAAAAGTAGGCGATCTGCAATCTACCAATTTTGTTAGCGGTAGATCTGGATGGCGGTTCGGCAAAAATGGAACGCTTGAGATCAACGGTAATAGCGGCGGCAATGGGCGATTGGTTATAAATGGTCAGCGGATTGACGTTTATGACGATAACAACGTCTTACGAGTAAGAATTGGCCTTCTGTGATGGTAGAAAAAAATATTTATATCGGTAAAAATAAGTATGTACTTACTTAATGGTGGGCAAGGATAGCCCACCAAATCAAGGAGCATATTCATGTACTGACCCCAAAAAGTTGGACAGTTAAACACGAGGCATATAGGTCTGATTCCGATATTCAA